ACTCATGCCACCTAGGAGGAGTGTGAACGGGGTCAGGGCCCAGCACGTAGTCTATGATCGAGACAGCGTGACGAGCGCATGCGCGAGCTCCGGCGACTGCCCGACCGCCTCCACGATCTCGCGCCACCGGTCGCCGTCGACGCCGTGGCGGACGTTGACCGCCTCGTCGCCCCGGTACAGCGCCGCTGCGTCGTGGAGCTCGCCGGCGATGGCGCTTGGGTCCTGGTGGCCCTCGGACCAGAGCCCGTGCAAGGCGTCGGCGCAGGCGGCGCGCTCGTGTGCTTCGAGGCGATACGCGATGCACACGCCCTCGGCGTGTCGAATGGCGCGCTCATGCGCGACGAGTAGCCGGGTGATGAGAGCGGATTTGCCGCGCTCGCCGCCCCGTGCGTCGAGCACTCGTGCAGCGTCGTCGGAAATCGTGAGATTGAGTCGTGCAGTCATACCGCCAAAGCCCCGCCGGGCCGAAGCTGGGCGGGGTGAGGCGGGGGAGCGAGATGCTCATGTGCCAGATTTCAAAAGCTCCCTCAGCTGGGCAGAGACAACCTTTCCTCTCTCCCACGCGGCATCAGCATCGATGCCTGTGGTAGTGCCGCACTCGCGCGCTCGGTCCTCTTTGACCGCCATGCACACCAGTCGATTTCGCTCGCGCCGAAGGGCAGCGATCTTCTCTTTTCTGCTCATTTTGTTTCGCTCCATGACCTCAGTCCTCGATGGGCATCGACTCGCAGGCGGCCTGCGCCTATCTCAGCACTCCCCGCAAAGGCCAGAGCTGTCAGAGCAGGGACCGCCGCAGCGCCGGCACCACTGGCCGGCGTTGGCGACGGCGACGACAGACCTCCTGAAGTAGTAGCTCTTGATGGCAGCGCCGTCGTTTTCAAGGTCGGCGGTGGTGATAGTCTCGGTCATGGTGGCTGGTCCTTTCAGCTGCTGTGGGCGTCGGGAGGCAGTGACTCTCGGCGCCCTCTGTGTGTACACAGTATGGGTCTCGTGTGTATGAATGCAACCCTTTGTGTGTATAAAAATGCAAAAAGATGCGTTTTTCTTGGTCGTTTGCTGAAATCACTCAGCTTTCCAGCACGACAGGCACCCTCATCCTTCGTTGACCTTCGGCAGCCTGGTCGCGAGCGGCGAATCAGGGTGATTGAGGGACCACAACAAATCGCGGACATCCTCGAGGCCGCCGACCGTGGCATTCATCACACTGCGCTGGGCCTGCCCCTCGTTTTCCCATGTCACAACAGCGACCAGGGCAGAGAGGCGGAGCAGCTCGTAGCTGCGCGGTCCACGTGTCGGGCGAGATCTCCGACTCTCGGGCGGCGAGCCAGAGCGAGAAGAGTTCGTCGAGCGGTGGCGCCTTCAGTCGTCGTCGCTCGACGCGACCGGAAACAACCTCGGCGTAGATTCGCGCGGCGACGTCTTTAGCTGCGATCGGATCTGTCTCGCGCGTCGAGCGGTTGAACCGTCGCCCAGCGTGACGGAACCGTACCGTGTAGATGCCGGTGCGGCGGTCCTTCTTGATCGTCCAACCCTCTGCGCGTCTAGCCATCGTTGTAGCTCCTCCACTTCATACATCGTGCGTGTGCCGATCGGTACGACCGCGATGTTCGGCGCGACGTGACGGTCGAAGGTCTTCACGTCGATTCCAAGCCAGGTCGCGGCCTTCTTGCGGCTCATGAGAACCGGCAGGGGCTGGATGAGGTTCGGCTCACCCATCACTCGCCCTCCCGGCGTACCACCACCTCACCATCACGGAGTGGGCACCAAGGCGGCACATCGCCATCTTGCACCGGCTCTGGGTCTGCCAGGTACGCATCGTCGTCGACCAGATCATCCGCCGTGCACCGCCACCGCCAAGGCATATCTCGCCCCACTTCTTCCGCCCTCGACAGCGGACACGTGTCGCAAGAGGAGCCGGCCAATAGGACTCGCTCACCCATCACTCACTCTCCCCTCGCACGACCACGACCTTGCCGCGCCCACGAACCGGGCACCACTCAGGCGGCACCGGCACGTCGCGGCCCTCGGCCGCGTGGAACGTCCGGTGCTCCTCGTCGGCGCCGCAGGTCCAGCCATCGTCGTTGTACCAGTGCAACGGACAGTCCGCGCACGTGTATCCGTAGTGCAGATAGATGGTGACGGTCGGCTCCGAGTCCACCGCGCTGCGGGCGGTCATTGGTTGACCCCTTCGCGCGTATCCTCCAACGCCGCCCGAACCGCTTCCGCTAGCGTCATGCTGTCACGCGATACAAGCGCCTCGGGGAGTTCGGCCCACGCCTCTCGGATCACGTTTGCCTGCTCGTGCATCGCGACCTCGAGCTGGTTTGCGTCTGTAGTCGTGACCTCAAGGTGCTCGCGCAACTGCTCCGCCTGGAAGCGCATGGCATCGACAGCTTCACGACACCGTGCGTCCACGAGCTCAGCGACTCTCCAGCGCCCGTACGTCTCGCCTGTCCACCGCATCACTCCATGCGTAACGAGTCGAGGGACACCCTCTGTGTGTTCACACCACGGGTGATGCCCAAACTCATAGGGCCCATGGTCCCACTCTCTGATCACGTCCGACCCGACGACCAGCTCTAGGAGGTGCCGCGCAGAGTAGGCGGCCTCAGCGCGCACCTCCTCCCGCAGCCGCTCCACTTCCGCCCGCAGTCCCACCGCTTCTGCGCAGAGTTCGTCGGCGCTGTCCGAAACGTCTTCAAATGCAGCCTGCCATCCCTCCACCTCCTCCCGCAGCCGCTCGACCTCCGAGCGCTCGTCACGCTCCGGCTTGGGCGGTCGTTTGTCGAGAGGGACGGCGTCGCGCACACCGCACGACCAGCCCTCGAAGCCGTCCGGCCAGATCACGTCGCTCATCACGCCCTCGCGGTCGTCGCTGTGCTGGACATCAGCACCGACGAGTTCGCCGTCGTGCTTATAGATGGCAATCACGACCATGAAGGCGTCGCCTCGGACCCACACGTCGCCGGGCCTTGGTGTGTGCGTCATGGCTCTACCCTGCCGTAGCCGTGGCCGTCGCCGTAGCCGTCGCCATCGCCGTAGCCGTGGCCGTAGCCGTCGCCTTCGCCGTAGCCGACGCAAACGCCATAGCCATGACCGTCGCCATCGCCGTAGCCGTGGCCGTATCCACAGCCGTAGCCGTCAAGGCCACATGCAAGGCGGGCCCACTCCGCATCATCGGGTGTCATTGCACTCAGAAGGTCATCGAGTCTCACGCTCTCGCGGTCTCCAATGAACTTAAGTGCACGTTGAAGCCCATCCTTGCATGGAGGGTCGCCCAGTGAGTCTCGAAGTGCGCGGCACCAAGAAGCGTCCACGTAGTCGGGAATAGGCTGTATTTGCTTCAGAACCACGGCTCACTCCGAAAAGCTGCTAGCGCCTCTTCGCTCACGCCAAGAAATGCGTGAACGTCACTAATCACTGCCTTGTCAAGCGCGGGCGAGATGCGGCACTCCCGCCTAGGCCCATTCGTGCCCAGTTCGAATAGACCGCGGACGCCACGCCACGCGACGACCATTCGAGCCTCGTGCAGCGTCGCACGCTTGTGCTCTTCGTCCCATGCGACGAGCTTGCCGCAGCACACGCCGCGGTTCTTATCAGTTACGATTACGTACTTGTTCATCATTTCCTCCATCTGATTCTCCCTCTTCTTTAAAAGTCACGCCGACGACTCGTTGGTATTTGCCCTCGGCCAGTATCTCGATTCCGATCACACGTCGCAGTTCGTTTTTGCGCGCCAGCGCTTCGTCGACGGTCGTTGGAACGTCGCCGTCTGACCGGGAGCGCCACCAGTCGCGCGCCTTGCGCGCTGCAAAACCGTCGTGCTCGATACACACCCACTCGCTCACGTTGAAGAAATCGCCAGACCAATACACGACGCGCATTGAGTCGGGCTTTCCCGCCTTCTGGTGCCGCTTGTATTCAACGCGCGTAATATCGACGCGCTCGGACTTCACGTCGCGCGAGAGCACCGCTTTCGTGGTGGCCGTGGCGTCGTGTGCCGCTGTCTCGACGATCGGGAACTCCGCGTTGCACACGGGGCAGTGCGTGACCGCAACCGGGCAATACTCGAGGCACACCGCGCAGACTTTGAGCGGCGCATCGGCCGGCTCGTCGCTGCTCTTCGAACTGCCGCCGGCGGCGTCCGCTGAGATCAAATCAATGGGGCCGTGCCGGTCGATGTTGCCGGCGAAATCCATGACCATACAGTTGTGGACTAAGAGCCCCTCGACAGTGAAGCGATGTAGGGGTCCGGCGTTGAGTATGTCCCATACACGCCTTTGGGCTTGTGGCTTGGCTTCCTGTACCGTTCCACCACTTCCTCGGGTGTTAGAGTTCGAAGCAGTTTCTCCAGTGTCGAATCTGCGTACTTCACCCACGGATACTGGAGGCGGAAGGCGTGTCGTGCTGCGACTCCACGGAAGACCGCATTCGTATTGCACTGGTTCTCCGACGCTGTGGACCATCGAAGATTGCCAGCCGCATAGTTGCCGTTCGTATCGATTCGATCGATTTGCTTCGAGCGGTCGAGCCCCAAGTTTTCGAGCACCCAAACCGCCATCATCGTTGGGGAAGCAAACTCGAATGAGACTCCTCGCAGACCGTACCGACTGAACGCGGAGTCGTTTGGATTTGTGCATCTTTGGTGCGCCGCCGCACACCTCCGAACCAACCAAAGCGGAGCTCGGCGCGGGTTGCCGCATCTCCTGCAACCCGCCTTCCCCATGCGAACCGATGAGAGGTCTCGTGTTCCAATGTCGCCGCACTTCATGCAACGCACATGGCATCTCGCCCGCTTGCCGCTTTGTCGAATCACTTCGTTTGACGTGACCTCGACGGTATTGGACCGGAGTCCCACCAACGCCTGTTTTGACAATCTCTGCCCCCTCTCTCTTTGCCGACTCAAAACTCACCCAACCGCCACTTGTCATCACAAGGTGGTCTGGGGTCGCCGTTAGTCCGGCGTATTCGATGACCTCGGCTTCACCCTTACAAACAGCGCCTTCGTGCTGGACGAACTGAACACCATCCCAAACGCGCATATGGCGTGTGACGTGCTCGATTGGGACAAGACCTCGATTGGTTAGGACTCGCTGACCCTCGGCGATACAATCGGACTTGCCGTCGGCGATTCGCAGCCCTCGACCAGTCATCTGGCAGTAGAGCCCGGCGCTCATCGTGGGACGCATCATCACAACGACGTCGACGTTCGGCGCATCAAACCCCGTCGTGAACACGCCCACGTTGCACAGTGCGCGGATGTCGCCGGCGCGAAAGCGCTCAACCAGTTTGGCCCGCTCGTCCGCCGGCGTCTCGCCCGTGACGAGTTCGGCTTTGATGTCGTAATCACGCATCGTGTCGCGAACGTTCGTTGCGTGGTCGACGCCGGCGCAGAACACGATCCAGCTACGCCGATCCGCGCAGTGCTCGAGCAGCTCTTGCACCGCTTCGTCGATGAGGCACGCGTCATCGACCGCTTCTTGCAGCTCGCGCTTGACGTACTCACCGCGCCGGATGCCAACGCCGCCAAGGTTCGCGCGCGACTTCGGCGCCTTGCTTCGAATGGGCGAAAGATAGCCTTGGTCAATGAGGTGCTGAACGCCGACCTCATAGGCGATGTCCGTAAAGATGCGCCCCTCGCCCTTGTGCAGCACGCCCGACTCCAGCCGAAATGGTGTGGCCGTGAAGCCGATCACACGAAGCTTCGGATTCTTCGCCTTCAACCCTTCGATGAGCTTGCCATACATGCTCTCGGAGCGGCGGCCCAGAAGGTGGGCTTCGTCGATGATGAGTAGGTCAACGGGGTCGAGTTCGTCAGTGCGTTTGTAGATAGACTGCACACCAGCGACGGTGATCGGTTTGTCGAGTTCCCGCCGGCTGAGGCCCGCCGAGTAAATGCCGACGTCGTCCAGCACCAATGCCTCGAGCTTCTCCGAATCTTGCTCGATGAGCTCTTTGACGTGCGTCGCGAGCATGATGCGCGTGCTGGGGTGCGCGATGAGCGCCTCATGGCAAAACAGCGCGATGATCCAGCTTTTCCCGCCGCCGGTCGGAACGACGACGAGAGGGTTACCCTTCTTGCCGCTGCGGAAGTAGTGCCAGAGCGCGTCGACCGCCGCGCGCTGGTAGGGGCGGGGAGTGAACGTCATTCGCTGGCCCGGCGGCGAGCCTCCGCCACCATCTTTGCCCGCATGAGGATCTCGCGATCCTCGTCGGTTCCCGGACGAACGAAGCGCAGCAAATCAGCCTCTCGGCGCAGCGCTTTTCGAATGCGTCGCTCGCACTGGCTGTTGGCCTTCTGTATCTGCTCGCCCGGCCACATGCCAACAAAGCACCCCGGCGCGCTTGAGATGGCGATGGCATGCGTCTGCATGTGCCATGTCTTCCAAGCCTCCGTAGCGCTCAGGAATGCGAGGCGTAGATCCTGATGCTCTTGCGACGTCAGACGCTCATTTGGCAGTGGAAGGGGTGCTCCGAGCGCAAGGCCCACATCGCGCTTGCTAACCGTCTCACCATGCGAGAGCTTCGGCCAATCCTCTCGTGGGTCTTCCTCGATGGTCTCGATGTCTTGCGGCACCTCATCGAAGCTCACGACGTCACCTCGACAGCTTCAAAGCGGCCGAAGCCCCATTTGCGAGACGCGCCAATGCCGATGAATTGTGAGCCCTCCTTGACGAGTTTGCGCACGTCGTCAGCGTCAATCTGGCCAGAGTGAAATTGGATCGTCACGCCCTCGATCGACCATTCATCAAACTTCGGAATCACCTCGGGAACACGGGTGCCGGAGCTCATCTGGACCATGAAACGGTAGCGAAAGCTAGGGTCCTTCGTGAGCGCGTCCATTGTGCGTGGCCCCTTGTAGGAGATTTTGAGTTTCCCCATTTGCGGAAACACGCCACGCTGGATGCTCGTCTTTGTGATGCGACGCTCGCACACCACCGCGCTATCGCGCAGGAACGAAAAAATGTTCTTGGCAGGGAAGTAGGGGCCGATCTTCTCGTCGAAATAAAGCGATCCCTGGTATTTCAAATCCTCTTTCTTGCGCTGGTCTTCTTCGGTTCCTTTGCGCTTTGTCGCTGCCTTGACCGCCTTCGCGGGCTCGTAAAGCGGATCGGACATGCGCCCGTCCGAGACGAGAAGAGGGGTTGTTCCGTTGAAGTTGTACGTTTGAGTTTTGATCATGAGGGAGCTCCTTGGTTCGGTAGGGTAAGGTGCGGTGCGGTCTGGTATGGTTAGGTTGGGTTTGGTCCGGCTTGGTTTGGTAGGGTACGTTGCGGTTTGGCCTCTCGACGAATCGAGGGGTAGTAGCGCCCCGCCCAGCGGACGAGGTCTTTGGTTTTGGTTCGGTTCGGTGCGGTAAGGTGCGGTTCGGTCCGGCATGGTCCGGCGTGGTATGGTTTGGCCTCTCGACGAATCGAGGGGTAGTTTTCACTTCGGGAAGAGCTCCCACTCGTCACCGGCTTCGCGCAGTTCGTCGCTCGACGGCACGCCGTCGAAGTCCGCCGCCTTCGCGGCGCGCAACTGGCGCGACGTCATGTGATCTTCATCGCTCGCTGGGAATCCCGACGAGGCCACATTCAGGAACGTGCGCTCTTGGCCATCAACCTGGTACCGAACCCAGCCCTCGCCGCCGGCGACTGCTTTGGCGTAGGGCACAAGGGGGGGAATGAACAGGTGCTCGCCGCATCCGCGCTCCTGCGTCGCAGGGTCGAGGAACTCGCCGGTTAGGCTGCACATCCATTTCGCGCCCGGCTCGTCGAGCATCGGCGTCGAGTGAGCGCACGTGCGACAATTCACATCCGCGACCTGATTTTCGAAGCACAGCGCTTGCGCATCGCAGTAGCAGCACGGCGGGACAACGTTCGTCGAGCTGATTCGCCGCGGAGGCTCCGTTGACTGAATGATGCGACGCGCGCGGTCCGACAGCTGGTCGAAGGTCGATTGGTCGAACTCGACACGCTCAACGTGGATTGAATCGTCGTCCTTGTTGACCGCGATGTACACCGCTTGTCGCAGTCCCGACCATCCCATATAGACCTGCATCTGTCCGTAGTGCGTGGGCTTCGCGCTCTTCACGCCGGACTTCTGCAAGCGCTTGAAGCCTTTCGCGTTGCTCGTCTTGAACTCGAGCAGCGACCAACCTGGTGCGCCCGGTAGGTCTTTCGCGGCGCCGTCGCCGGACCCACTAAAATGCTGGCCGAGCGACTCGTCGCACCACCACCACTGCTTCCCGCTCTCTGGATCGCGCTCAAGGACCTCGAGGCCCGCGCGCTTCATGTCTTCAATGAGCCAATCCTCTTCGCGGTGACCGCGCTGGAAGAGGCGCAGAAGGCGCCCCGAGAACCGGGGCCGAAGGGCCCAGCGCCACCCGAGCCAGATGGCTCGGTCGCACTCGCCACCGATGACAGATGCGCCAAGATGCGTCCGTCGTGGCGCTTGCCGATCATTCGCTTCGTACACGTCACGAATGGCGCGCACGAGCGGATGCACGGGGCTCTCGGGGGCCTTGCTCATTTCAGTCGCCCCAGGGGCCCGTGCTGGACTGACGCGGCGCCGGCGCGTCGCTAAAGCCCCTCTCGGTTTGCTGCGTCGGTGTCGGCTGCGCGGATTGCGACGGCGCACGCTCTGGGGCGCGCCATGCGGTGATCTCTTCGTAGACCCTGTCGTTGTACTCGCGATGCCCGGTCACCTTGATCTCGAGGTGTTTGAAGCGAAGCTCGTCGAGCGACTTCGGCACGCTGACGCCGCACGCAAGATGGAATGCCTTGAATTGGCTGCGCCCGATCTTTTCCGCCTGCTCGCTATCGTTCTCCCATGTGAAATTCATAAAGGTGTACTTGCCTTGACGTGGGTGTGGCTGGCGTGAATCGCCCGAGTTGACCTCGCACTTTGCGGAGATCATAGACCCGCCGCTTCTTGTCTCTTTGAGTTCGACGTCGATGACGATTACCGGGTACCACCCTTTTTCGAGTGGCTCGAATGATGGGGCGTCTTCGACCTGTTCCGGGTTGTATCCGGCAAGTGGGTTGTTCATTTGATTTTTCTTTCTTTTCTTCGTTTGATTCGCTCACCATGAGCGGAGCCACCGGCGGGAGTCGAACCCGCAGCCAACGACTTACAAAATCGCTGCTCTTCCAGTTGAGCTACGGCGGCAAGTGGGGCCGGAGCCCCCGAACCTATTGCGTCGCTTCGTTGACCATCTCGAGGTCGCACACCGAGCCGATGCCAAGCGCGAGACGCGAAGCGGCTTCATTCACCTCGCGCCGGAATAGGCGGCCGTGTTTGATCTTCTTGTAGTACCGGCGCAGCACTCGCGCGGTGATCTCTGCGAGCTCGACTCGGGTCATGACTCACCGCCACGCGCACCTCGAAGCGCATCGTAAAAATCGGCCCAATGAAGCGGAATGGTCGCCGGCATGTCGGCGCCACGTTTCTTCGCGTCATACGCTGGCGTGCCCTCGAGATGCAACACGCGACCCTGCGAGACGCCGACGCCGCGCTTCTTGTTGAAGCCCGCATCTTTCTTTGCGACGTATACCTCGTGCGCAGCGAACCCGATGTAATCCGCCCACTCTTGCGCGATCGGGTTGACCTTCTTTGCGAGCTTCATTTCATAGCGGTCATAGCTCTCGCCGCTCGGATCGTGAAATGTCTTGACGTGCGCGTGCGCGGTGCAGACGACCGCCATGTTTCGGTGGTCACGGAGCGCGGTCAGCGAACGCAGCATGTCGCGCATGTGCTCGCCAAGAAGCACGGCGTCTTTGCCGTAGCCAAGCGCTTTGTCGTCATACGTGTCGTGCACGTACGCGTCGCATAGCGACTCGGCCCAGTCGAGTGAGTCGAGCACCACGGTTTGGAACTCGTGCTCGTCGTTGTGCAGCGCTTTGATGACGCTGAGCACGCTTTGCCATCGCGTTGCAACGGGTGTTCGCGTCACGTCGAGCTTGTCGCTTCCGTCTTCGGTCTGAATGAAGATGGGATTCGGTGCGCCGGCTGCAAAGCTGGACTTCCCGATCCCATGGTCGCCATACACGATGACGCGCGGCGGCTTGTTGACGGGGCCAGAAGAGAGTGTCGAGAGATCAAATGCCATTGTTCGTTTTCCTTGTTTCGTTTTCGTTCGATAGTTCAGCGTCGCAGTCAACGCACAGCCAGCCGTTCGACCAGTCTTCGGGCGTGCACTCGGCGCGGCCGCAGCGTTCGCAGATCGGCGATTCTTCGCAGAGCGTCGGCTCGTCATGCTCGGGGGCGCGAGTGAGCCACGAATCGAAACTCATGACACCGCCCCAATGCCGGTTATGTGAGACCACGTTTTGCCCCGGCCAATATTCGAAACCGTTGTTCGGTGAACCCCGAACTGCGCGGCAACTTCACGTGGTAGCCTCCCTTGCGAAAGCAGATCGGCAATCGCTGCGGCTGATTCGGCATTCAGTTTGGCGCGCCCGTTGCGAACGCCGAGCACATGAACAGAGCGCCCCTTTTGCTCCATGTCAGTGACGTTGTCTGCAGCGGTACCCAGAAAAAGGTGTGAATGCCGGACGCATGCTCTAGTGTCGCAGCGGTGGCAGACGAAGAGGCATCCGGGGTCAGCACCCCAGTGCGCGTAAGCCAATCGGTGAGCGTAGGCTGTCCCGTCGCCACGATGACCAACACTCATCGCCCCGTATCCATTACGAAGCGTTCCCGTCCATATCCAACAAGGCGTATTGACATGAGGTGAGGTGACCTCGTCTTGCTTCTCGACCTTCGCCATGAAGCGGTCGAGTTGCTGCGGACTCACGCCGCCACCTCGTCGGCGAAACCCGCAAGGTCACGCGGCACGCCCATCTGGACGAGCACGGTCCACACGAACATGTTGTCGTAGTGACCGCAGAGGAGAGCGCGCATGGCGCGGACCGTCGCCTTCTCAAAACACGCATCGGTCGCGTGTCCAAGGGCGAGGTCTCGGCGGAGCGAGACCGTGTCTAGACAGTCTTGCCAAAGGCTCGGCAGTTCGGCGACCGGAATGGGCGTCACGAAAAGCGACGCTAGGTTGCGGGCGCGCTCGTCAGCAATGGTCGGCGGATAGATGGCCTCGAGGGCCTTGGCTGCTCCGTTGATCATGCTCAGCCCCCAACCGGCATCGACTCACAGGCGGCTTGCCATGCGGCGCCGATGGTCTCGCGAAGGTCGTCGGACAGACGACTTTCGACGTCGCGGCCGTTGCCCGGCCAGCCGAGCCATCCTCCGGTGACCTGGCCCCGGGTGACCTGTTCGACGATGCATGCGCCATTCCCCAGTCGGGCGTTCAGCTCGTGCTGGTACGCCTCGGTCCATGCGTCCATTTCGTCGGACGAGAGGCCGGGCATCCCGGTCGTGTACTCGTCGACGACGATGACGAGTTGGGTGTCCTGAAGGTCGGCGGTGGTGATTTCGTTGTTCATTCTTCGTTTTCCGTTGCTCGTTCTTTGTTTTCGATCTCGTTACATCAACCATGTTATATCATATGCGTCGAGTTGTCGAGGAATAAAACCGGGAAAGTGGTCAACCCGTGCGAAATGTCACAAAACGAGGGGTTCACGCGTCGGTGGCGATTTCGCCGCGGGTCATCGTCGCAACCCTGGTAAGGGGTTCCGCATCCGCACGTTACCGGCGGGTCAGAACGCCTCTTATTGCGCTCGTAACAAACTCGTGTATACGCTGATGATATGAAAAAAGCCACATTCGCCGAGTTGTGCGGCGGCCGGATTCGTGAGCGTCGCGATGAGCTAGGGCTCACGCGTTTTCAGCTTGCGGTCGCGGTCGGCGTGCAGCCTATGAGCATCTATCGCTACGAAACCGGGCGCAGCGCGCCCAGTTCAGAGCATCTCGCCGCGCTCGCCGAGCACCTCGACACGACGACCGACTATCTGACCGGGCGGACTGCCGCGTGATGCCGACATCCGCCGGCGAGCTCGAGCCAGTCCACGATTTTGCAGTCCGCGCGCTCGCGTGCGGCGTGTCCGTCATCGCCGTTGCGGGGGATGGCACGAAGCGGCCGGCGGTCCCTGTCGGCAAGTGGGAGCTTTTCCAGCGCGAGCGTGCGAGTGAAGAGACGCTGCGATTCTGGTTCGAGCGCAACCCAGAGCGCGGCGTCGCCGTCGTGTGTGGGTCGATCTCCGGCAACATGGAGTGCCTGGACTTCGACGACCCTGTCGCGTTCGGCGAGTGGCGCGATCTTGTCATTCAGGCGGGGCTGGCTGACGTACTCGAACGCATCGAAGCGGGTTATCTCGAGCACTCGCCGAATGGCGTGCATTTGCTCTACCGGTGCGGCGCGATAGATGGGCCCTTAAAGCTCGCGCACGGTGCCGGCAAAGTCCGCATTGAGACGCGGGGCGAGGGCACATACATCATCACCGCGCCGTCGTGCGGCACGGTGCACGACAGCGGGAAGCCCTACGTTCAGATTCGCGGCAGCGTCGAAAGCGTCGCGCGCATCACAAAAGACGAGCGGCGCGAGCTGCATACCATCGCGCGGAGTCTCGATGAGCAGGAGCACAAGCGCGCGGAGTTCGACGCCCGGCGATGCGAACCCTCAATTCCCGCCACGGGCGGGACACGGCCGGGTGACGACTTCGCCGCCCACAACTCGTGGCGCGACATCCTCGAGCCCCACGGCTGGAAGCCGATCTTTTCGAACGGCGAGACGACATACTGGCGCCGACCTGGCAAGGCTAAGGGCATCAGCGCGACGACGAATTACGCGGGCGCGGGCTTTTTCCACCCGTTCACGACGTCGACGGAGTTCGAGGCGAACCGGTCCTATGGCAAGTTCAGCGCCTTCGCGGTGCTGAACCACGGCGGCGACTTTCGCGCCGCAGCGTCCGACCTGCGGGACGGGGGTTATGGGGATGATGGGGAGGACGCGTCGCTCAGCTACCCCGAACTCGAGGCGCTCTTTGCGACGCCGAGTCAGCCGCTCGCGGAGGGTGAAGATAACCCGCTCGCAGCGCGCACCAAGGGCCTCATCGATCGGCTGCACTCCGGCGAGCTCGCCCCGGTGCCGACGCCGTGGGACGAACTGAACGCCGCGCTCCGAGGCGGATATTTTCCCGGCGTGCATTTCATCATGGGCGCCACGGGCGTCGGTAAAACCGTCTTCACGTCCACCATCGCGCTCCACGCGGCACGCGAGGGGCACCCGGTCGCCATCGCGCCGCTCGAGATGGGCGCCGAAGAAACGGTCGTCCGTGTCGCCGCCGAATCGTGCGGCGTCCCATGGGCCGCAATCATGACCGGCACCGCCACCGACGCGCAGGTCAAGACGATCAAGGCCGCCGTCGACGACATCCTTTCGCTTCCCTTCGTCATCGGCGAGATACAGCCCAAAGGCTTCGAGCCCGCCCATCTCGAAGCGCTGTGCGAGCGCGCTGCCGAGATGTCGGTGGGCAAGACGCCGCTCGTCATCATCGATTTCGTGCAGCTCATGAGCGCCGGCAGCGGCTTCCGGAGCAGCGACCTCCGATCACAGATCCGCGACGCCGCCTACGCGGCACGTGCAAGCGCCGTGGCCCACGGGTGCGCCGTGATCATGGTCTCGTCGGTCGGCCGACATGGGTACAAGATCGTCAGCGGCGAGTCGGAGGCGCTCAAAGCGGTCGGCGTTGGCTTCGAGACCGAATGCGGTTTCTCATTCGACGGCGACCAGCCCAACGTGAACCACTTTCTCCGCGGCGCTGGTCAGCTCGTAGGGCTCGGGAAAGAGTCCGGCGAACTTGAATACTCCGCGACGACCGTGAGCGTGCTCGTGAAGCGCCCCGCGATTCGCAACGGGGTAGCGCTCGCAATCGCGAAGCAACGCTATCTCAGCCCGACATGGATGCCCATGCGGTTCGAGGGCGGGCGGTTCATCATGCCAACGCCGGAAGAGCAGATGGCCGAGGGGCGCATTTCGAGGGCCGAAGACACGACAGAAAACGGCGGCGCGATCCGCGAAGCCATTCTCGCCGCCGTCGAAATCTCGCCCGGCATCAAAAAAAGAGACCTCCGCGAAAGGGTCGGCGCAGCCATCCGCGCAGAGGGTGGTCAAGCGGGCAAGACGCGTATCGAAAATATGATCGCGGACCTTGTTTTCTCGGGCGAAATCGTTGTCGAGAGGCACGGCATTTCGGCCCAACACTATCTTCGAACTAATCTCGCCGAATCTGGCCCCGAACTGGCCCGCGAGATTAGGGCCAGCGGGCCAGAGAGTAAATTTCCCATTGAGCTTGACTCTGGCCCCCGTTCCCCGTTAGGCTCTGCTGGAGGCGAGCCTAGGGGGCGGGCCAGAAAGTCAACTGGCGGCGCGTTTCTGGATGATGAGATCAAAGATTTCGTCTTCAACAACCCCGGCCGTAGCAAGGCTGAAGTGGAAACGGCCTTGATGGCTCGGGGAGCGTCTAGAGCCTCTGTGCGTAGGGACATGCGCGCCATGGAGGCCAAGGGCGACCTGGTCATTTCTGGGCGTGGAAGGGCCTCCAAAGTGGCTCTCGGTAATCTCGCCGATAATCTCGCCGGAATCTCGCCGGACCCCTTTTGCGAAATGGGCGAGCGGCGAGATTACGGACTGGCCCGCGAGATTGGGGCCAGTGGGGCGAGTGACGATGAAGAGTGAACCATGACCACAGCAAATGACACGCAAAACGCTTGCGTTTCGCTTGCGTCATGGCACCCTGCGGGCATGAAGAAAAAGACGGTCACGATCACGATGAGCGCTGAGCTCAAGGCGCGCATTGACGCAGCCGCGCGCCGTGAATCGAGGTCGCTCGCGAGCTTCGTGCGTCGCGCGTGCGAACTGTACGCCCAGGACGTGGAAGCCAAACGCACCGATCCGCCAGCGCGAGGCGAGCAATGACCTACCGTGAGTTCGACGTCGCCGCGGTCATCGCATTGGCGCTGCTCTTCATGCTGCCCTGTGGCCCGCTCGAGGCCGACGGCCCGCGCTACCAGGGCGCCCGTGTCGCACGCGGCGACGACGTAACGCTTGCGGCGACCTGCGTCGGCGAGTCCGGCATGAGCCGCGATGCGTGCGCCGCCGAGATCGGCGTGCTCGCTCGCACCGCTGCACGTCGCGGCATCTCGGTCGGCGCGCAGGCTCACGCGTACAGCGCCATCTGGCGGACGGAGTCGCGGCCGTGGCTTCTCGAGCTAAATGCACGCGGCACGCGTCCGCCGTCTTGGCCTCGCGCTTCGTGGACGCGGTACCGCGGTGAGTGGGTGGCGATGCTCGAACACGTGCGGGCCGTGCTGGCGGGTGAGGTCGAGGATCCATGTCCAGCGGCGGCGCATTTTGGCGGGCCGATGGATGCACGACGCATGCATCCCGACCAGTGGGAGCGCGTTTGCGCGGACCGGCTAGATACGCGGCAGATGTTTTGGAGGGCGCGACCGTGAGCGACCTCGACGACAGCCGCCCCGGCGACCTCATTTGCGATCCGTGCGCGGGTGGTGGCACGACGTTGCTCGCCGCGGTCATCGAGGGACGTCGAGCCATCGGCGCCGAGTGCGACCCGGAGACCTTCGAGCTCGCCGTGCGACGTCTGCGACGGGGCTACACGCCGTGTCTCAACTTCGGGGGTGCGTCGTGAAGCGCCACTATACAACCATCACCACGACATTGCGCCGCGCGATGCGCGAGGACTACAAGGCGGGAATCAATCGAACGCAAATCGCACGACGCTACGGCGTGAGCTGGAACGCGGTCCGGCGCCACACGAGCGACCTCCCGTGTCCTCGCGAGCGCGCCATCGCCAAGGCGGTTCGCGCCTATGCGTCCGGCGAGCCGTGCACGAAGGCGGGCCGTCGATACGGCGTAGATCCCACGTCAGTCATCATGCACGCACGTCGTGCGGGTGTTCCGATCCGGTCGAAGGGGGGTGGCTATGCTGAGTGACGTCGCGTTGGTGCCGTTCCTGATCGCCTTCGCCGGTATGTGCGCTGTGCTGCTTTGGGAGTATGAGCGATGACCTGCGCTCTTCGATGCGACGTGTGCTACAATGTGCGTGAAAACAAGTGGTCCCGGCGAGGCGGCAACCTCCCGGGACCTGACCCACAGAAAAGGTTGGTTCCCATGGATGAGCGCACTCTCGCCCGCTTTATGCCAGGCGCCGTTCCGCCCAGGAGCCTTTCCGAGGCGTGTAAGCGATGAGCATCATCCGCACTTGCGTCGACTGCGCTGCTACGAGCGACGGGCGGTATGCGGCGCCTTACTGCTGCGGCTCGCAGCGGATGCTGATGAGCTACGCGTGCGATGCATGCGGCGCGGTGACAGAGCGCTCGCTTCACACGTGCGGCGGGTGTCGCGGCGCCGTGACGAGCAATCCTGTGCGAAGAGCGCGAAGAGCGCGGCGAGCGGTGGTGAAGGCGCCCGTCGACGATAGCGGGCAGGGGGAGATGTGGTGATGGATAAGATTGGATACCACCGTCGGCATCACGACGATGAGATCGTTGATAATGTCACCGTCGAGACCGTGCCGCGCTGGAAGACCAGCGGGCTCTCTGGCGACGAGTGGCGCGTGTCCTACGTGGTGAGGCTATGGCGCAAGGGCGATGTGCTCCATCAGCGCGCCTTTGCGCGGATGCGCGATGCTTGTGCTTACATCCCGCACGCGTTCGCATGTGCACCGTGCTGGCCAGACGAGGAGTTCCCGACCCTCTGGGACCAGCACCTGAAGGGCGAGCATCTTATATGTACGCAGGTTGGCTGCGACGCCCCAGCGACTACTCGACTCCGGCTCTCGAAGACATTCTCACCGAATGGCGAGGGGCCGCTTCCGGCGCACAGCACATACTGGCGCGGGTTCTGCGATAAGCATCGGGGGCGGGGCGACTGCGGTCGCGAGGACGCTGACCGCAACTACACCGAGGTCAAGCCATGACCCGCGCACGCAGCAGACGGATTCGCCGGCATCGGCGGAAGCGGGAGCGACGCATGGCGGAGGCGACGGAGTCTCGCGTCTACGTCCTGACGACGCCGGAAGCGGTCGCGGCTTTCAAGGCAGCGCTTGAGCGATCGAGACCGTCGGGCCGATTGCTCACTACTCTTCGGATGAGTGAAGAGCAGCGTCTCGCTGAGATCATCGGTCCTTTTCGCGACGAAGACCTTGAAGTCATACTTCAACGAGGCGCATGTGCTGAGCAAAAAGGCAACCTCACTCCCGGCGGTTGTGACCGGCTCGCGGCGGTTCGTCGTTTCGTGGGATGGCGCGACTTCTGCCGAGCGCAAGAGCAGCTCGGGCCTTGGCCCGACGACGAGGAAGAGCGCCGCATTGATGACGCCATCCGCGCGATGGACTGGGACACGAGCGAGGCGGAGCCGTGGTGACCCCGCTCATCCTCGCTATCGACCCCGGCGCAACGTCGGGCGCCGCGATCCTCGACGCCGTCACCATGCATGAGTGGGCGACCGTGAAGACGGCGCGAGAGCGCAGGGAGATGGTCTGTCTCGCGCGCCAACGAGCTGCCGCCACTGGCGCCGCCCTCGTCGTCGTGGGCGAGTCGTGGAAGGGTCGGCGCACGGGCACGATGTCGATGGCGTCCATCACTGGCCTTGGCGCCGCGTGGGGTCGATGGCTCGAGCAGCTCGAGATCGTAAACCATCCGAAGCGCCGCATCATCCGCATCGACACGGGTACGTGGCGCAAGACCCTTTTCGGCGGACGACGTCGCAAGGGCGCGGAGTTCAAAGAGCTTGCGCGCCGCTGGTGCAAGCAACGTTACGGCATCGACCTTCCCCACGATGTGGCGGAAGCGGCGTGCCTTGGCAATGCTGCACTCATGACGGGGCTCGTGGACAAGGTGCTGCCGAAGGGGAAGCGATGACGCGATCGGATGAAGGCGAGGCGGGATGAGTAGTGACGCTGTGAAGTACAGGCGCCTTGGTCGCACGCGCGTTCAAGTTGATGTCGACAGCGTGAGCGTGCTCGTGACGCAGGGGACCTCACGAGTCCTGGTGGAAGGCGAGGTACAACGCTTGAGTCGCGGGGAGCTGAAGGCTTTTGCCGAGGCGCTAATGATTGCGTTGGAGGAAACGAAGCGATGACTGACTGGGTATTCGTGTGCGAGGTTTGTAGAAGCGTGGGGCGCGGGTCGAGCGACTACGCAGCAAGGCAGGATGTTGCGCACAAGCTCGACTGCCCACGGCGTCACGACATCAAGCGAGCTGAGAAGGCCCGCGACACACAACCCCTCACCGATATAATCCTGACTCGCCTCGCCGCCGGCGAGCGCGAGTACGGCGACGCGTCATCGAAGCGCGAGCCGGTCGAGCTCGTGCGTGAGATGCGCGAGGAAGTCGCAGACGTCATCGGGTGGTGTCACCAGCTGGACCGTTCGCTTGAGAGGCGCGACCGCCAGACGATCATGGACACCGAACTCGGCGACGAGCTGCGTCAGCGGTGCTCGCAGCTGTGGCGGTTGTTGGCGCGCATCGAAGAGAGGGTGAAGTGACCGAATACCGAACCGACATCGGCGCCTTCATATGGCTCGAGCCGGATGGCGAAGAGTGTTACATCGAGCTCGACTTCTGGGTGCTCATGCGGCTGACGTGGGGGCACGTCATGCGTGATATGGAATGGGGGCAGGCGTGAGCTACCGAACGAACGCAAAGCCGACTGGGACGCCCGCCCGTCGCTTCCCCGTGCGTCGCGTCCTGCGCTGGCTTCGTCTGCGCTGGTACATCCGGCGCTGGGGCGGGCTGGGGCTACGCTATTGGTCTCGGTGGCCGTCGGCGCAGCGCACAATAAGGGAGTGGCCGAGGCCAAGGCCGCGGGCGCTTGTTGAGCCAAGGCCCATTGCGACGCCTACGCGACCCACGACCATCGTCGAAGATCTCCCCAAATGAGCGCTAAGCCTCGAACTCACTACGCCGACCGCGACACAAAGGTCGGCACCCTGTCGATCTGCGGCATGCTCGCGAAGCTTGCGACGCGAGACCGCGGCGACGTGACATGCCGCCTTTGCCTCGGTCGATTGTCCGAACTCCCCTTCGCGCCATCGGAGTTGACCGAGACCACGCCATGGTCACCATCGCCCGAAATGGCCGCGCGTGTCGGAGCGCGTCATCTGTCGGACCATGACCAACAGGCCATCGATGAAAGCATCGCCGGCGAGAAGCGTCGGCCGCTCTTCTCGAGCATGGGGCGCGCGCTGGAGGCGCTCATGGTCGCCAGGGTGGATGGGTACGGTGGCGGCAGCGTCTCTGGCAGCTACGAGGCGCTCGGTTCGCTGGGGACACTCATTCAGCACGAGCGCCGGGGCTCATCGAGCACAACGCGGCAAGCCGAGTCAGTCGCCGAAGTGGATCGGTGCCTTGCGTGCGTGTTCGACCGCTGGGTGGGCGACATGCCGCGACGCAAAGCGGAGGCTGCCTTTTTGCTCATGGAGGTGGGGCGCCCTATCGTGGACCGCTCCGAGCGACGTGCAGGCGAGCGCGTGTTCCGGCCTCAAGGCGGTATGCGCGCATGGACACCTATGACCGCGAACGAACTGGCGGGGCCGCTCGGTGTGGCGGTGCCCGTGGTGGGTGGGCTGCGGAAGTGGGCACGGCGCAGGGTCAAAGCCGAGCTCGTTGCGCGCGGTTTGCTGGCGCGCCCCCTGCGCCCCGTCGTGAGCGAAGACCCTGAGCGGTATGATCAGCGGCTTCGACGGTGGACGTCGGAGATGCGGGCGATCGAGACGAGGGAAAAGGAGCTTGGCCGATGAGTGCGACGACGAGGTTAGACGATGAAGCGGAGTGGATTTCCACGGCGCGCGCTGGGCGCTTGTGCGGCGTGTCGGGGGCGACGGTGCGCAAGTGGATCGAAGCCGGCTACCTCGAGGCGTATCGTGCCCCCGGCGGGATGATTCGCGTGAACCATGCGAGCGTGCTCGCGCTTTTGGAAAGGTGGAAAAATGTCTAAGAAGAAAGAGCCGGCAGCGGTCTACATGGCGCCGGGAGACTTGGTGCCATGGGTTGACAACCCGCGGAAGAACGACGGAGCCGTCGACGCGGTCGCCAAGAGCATTGAGCGTTATGGGTTTGGCGCGCCGATCGTTGCTCGCGTCGAGACGCGAGAGGTCATCGCTGGTCATACCCGACTCAAGGCCGCGCTCTTGCTTGGTCTTAATGAAGTGCCCGTGCGCTTGATCGATGTGAGCGAGCGTGATGCTCACCTACTTGCGATCGCAGACAACAAGCTGGGCGAGATTGCGGACTGGGATGATGAGCGAGTTCTCAACCTGATCTCTGACTTGTCTGTGGGGGAAGCCAACCTTCTTGGGTTCTCTGCGAAGGAACTGGAAAAGCTCGGCGCTGACTTGGTGCCGGCGGACGCCGAGCCGCTAGCAAGTGACGATTCCGCCAGCATGGATGTGGGTTATGCCATCGTGGTTGAGTGCACGGATGAAGAACACCAGCTAGAACTTCTAGGCCGGTTCATGGATGAGGGTTTGTCATGCCGCGCGTTGACCTAGAGCTCAGGATTGACATCCCACGAAGCCCAAGAGTTATACAGCTCGAGGGTATGTTCGACGTTCCAGAGGCGAAAACAAGGCAGGTGTCCTACCACTTCGACGCACCCTTTGATGAGAGGGATTGGAACGTTGGCCTTATTGTCGGACCATCTGGCGCTGGCAAAAGTTCAGTCGCCCGTCATCTGTTTGGTGATGATCTTATCGAAGGGTATGAGTGGGACGACAAGGCAGTTGTCGACAACTTCCCGAAGAGCATGTCGATTCGCGAAGTCACCAAATCGCTCAGTTCAGTGGGCTTTAGCTCGCCGCCGAGCTGGACAAAGCCATGGCACGTGCTCTCAAACGGCGAAAAGTTCAGAGCTAACCTAGCGCGTGCTTTGGTTGACAGCCGCGACGTCGTTGCATTCGACGAGTTCACCAGCGTGGTTGACCGAACGGTTGGCCAGATCGGCGCGCATGCGGTCGCAAAGCAAGTTCGAAAGTCAGGCAAGCGTTTTGTTGCCGTGACTTGTCACGAGGATGTACTTGATTGGCTTCAGCCAGATTGGGTAATCGAGCCGCATGTCGGCGGGTTCCACTGGAGGTCGGTTCAATCCCGACCGCCGATCGAAGTCGTCGTCCATCGCGTCCATGATTCGGCGTGGCAATGGTTCGCTCCACATCACTATTTGAGCGCGGAGCTTTCGAAGGGGTGTCGATGTTTCTTGGGGACGATTGGCGGTCAGCCGGCTTGCTTCGCTGCGTTGCGCAACTTCCCGCACCCGAAGCTTCGCGACCAGCAAGCGATATCTCGAGTTGTTGCCTTGCCTGACTTTCAGGGCATCGGACTTGTAGCGCATCATTTCACGGACCTGATCGCGTCGATTGCGAAGGCCAATGGCAAACACGCACTTAGTCGGCCGGCTCACCCCGCGCTTATCAATACGAGAGCAAGATCCCCAAACTGGCAGACGATACGCGTCCCGAAGTTTAGCTCGGCTAAGGGTGCCCGAGGGAAGATCGGGCCGAAGGCAACGCGTCGCCGCATCGCGAGCTTTCGTTACGTGGGACCACCTCACCCGGACAAGGCACTCGCATGCAAGCTGTGGAGCTAAGCGCCCATGAGCGTGAAGTGTTCTTTCGCCTTCGACTGCTCGGTGACTTCGAAGGCGCAGAAATCTATCGGAAGGAGTGTTCAAATACTCCCAGCGACCCACGAACGGGGAACGTGTCGACCAGCTCTGGGCGTTCCAGAATCCATGCCCAACCTTCAGGAGCGGGGACCATGGACGACTGAGCGTGGCGCCTAGCTGCGGGAACGATGTCTACGAGCTGCACAACGCACAGTGCAACACCCGTTGGCGCGTCGCTTAGAAGACGCGTTCGCTCTTGAGCTAGCGGCGTTCTTGATGGGCGAGCGCTTGCACAGATCAACAAGGGACCACGGTATTTAGTGCGCCATGAGCGGAGCTCAACGGTCTTCTTGCCGGAAGCGATGAGTCCTGCCCACGGCTGTTTGACTGATAGCGCCTTCATGCTGCTCATGCCGTTCATTGGGCGGCCTCCGCTTCGGCTTGGCTCATTCGCACGATCTGGCGCGGCGCCATCTTGAATCCAAGAACGTCTCGGATATAGGCCCACTCAGCATCGACCTCTTCACGAGTTCCCCAATAATCCACTATGAAGTTGTCGGAGGACCGGCGCGGCTTATAGGTGATTGCCCAGACTTGATTTTCTTTGTTCATGTTTCCTTTGCTCCTTTCATGCTCACTGAGCTGCCATGGCGCGAGCATGCGCGACGCGCGGACATTCGAGTCGATGCGCGTTATCGATGAGCCACGTCAGCGCAGCCGCGCCGCCCTCGGCAAGGACTGCGCCGAACTCCTCTAGAGCCGCGGCGCGGCGCGCCTTGAGATCTTGGGGACCTTGGTTGGCTCGCTTGTGGAGCAAGATGGCGGCACGGGCGATGGGGCAGGTGATGATCATTGTGTCTCTTTCTTGGTTTGCTTCGATACTGTTTGCTTCTGCTCTTGCCATGCTCACTTATGCACCTCGGGGCCAGTAAGGGGGCTCGATGCCATCGAGCGCGCAAGAAGAGACGGGGTAAAGACGACGGGCGTGCGCCTGCCAGTCTTCAGAGTGACGAAAAATCGTGCGATGGTTCGTTTTGAAGAACGACACGAAGCGGCCGTATGCTTCGATGTGGTCGCGGGAGAGGGTGAAAGATGGGGTGCTCATGGTTTGGCCACCACCAACTGGTTTTCGCCAAGGCAACCGACGTTCCCCACCTCAAGTCCTGCTTGCTTCAGCGAGGGAACGAGCTGTCTCGCATCTCTGCCCGTGATGATGAGACAGTCGATGACCTTACCTGTGCCGCATCGTGTAACTGTCACACTTGCGCCGGTCCTGAGGATTGCCTTTTTGATGCTGTTTGCTTCTGTTCTTGTCATGCCCTCATTGTAACAGGTAGTTACATCGGGGCAAAGAAATAATTGGCACTACGAGTAACTTTGTGGAATCATCGAGTTATGAGGCACTTTTTGAGCACTAAGGCTGTTGCGGACCGATTAGGGCTTGCGCGGCAGACCATTTATCGCGATCGGAAGCGAGAAAAGCCTCGCTACCCCATATCAACGGCGACCCTTGACGGAGCGCCCATTTATGACGTCGAGGTGGTTGACGCGTGGGAAGCTGAGTGGGATCAAAGGCACGGCAACGGCGAATCTCGCGAATCTGGCGCGTAGCGCGCCATCTGTCCCGCCCCTCGCCCTCGACACCCACCCTTCGCACGCGCATGGTTTTTCTAGGTTGTGAGAACTATGGGAAGGAAAGCCCACGAGCCCACATCGGAAGAGGTGGGCAGACTTCGCGCATACATGCGTCTTATGGGGCTTCGGCCCGCGCTCGCGAAGATGGGCATTCCAATTCGCACGGGCAACCGATGGCGCAAGCGCGGGCAGATGGACCACGAGCGCGGTCGAAAAAACGGGTTCGTTGATTGGCACCTTGTCATTGAGGAATCGTTCGCCGACAAACAGGCTCGAGCCGAGTCGCTTGTGCATCGCGCGAACGACCCAACCCAGTTTGAAGACCTCCCCATCCGTGACCGACTCGCGCACGCTCGATGGACGGTCAAGTGTCTCGACCCCGCCACGTACGGCGACCGGACTGAGGTTCAGATACGCGGTGAGATCGAAGGCATCTGTGAATCCCTCCGTCCCCACATGAGCGCGTCAGCCTACGCAGAAATGATCAGTGCCTTTGCTACCGTCGCCAACGTGGATCTCGGCGCAAGCGACGGCGACGACGGCGAAGACGCCCTCCCTTTGCACTAAGCCGCTTGCGGAGTTCATCCCTGCCGTCTCGCCGCGCTTCGTTTACCCTTACTGGCTTGAGGATATCTTCGTCGCGCTCCGGCGCGTCGAACTTGCCCTTCGCGGACAAGGGCCGCCGGTTAAAATCGCGTTCAGCGTGCCGCCGCAGTTCGGCAAGAGCACCGCGATTCATCATTGGCTGGCTCGTACCATCGGCCGATACCAATATTTGAACTCGGCTTATTGCTCTTATGCCTCCGAGTTCTCACGCTCGCAGTCGCGCAAGATCCGAAACATTGCGCGCGCCGCCGGCGTGCCCATCGACTCGAGCGCAAACAAGCTCGAGGAGTGGCTAACGCCATCCGGCGGTGGTCTCGTCGCAACAGGCGTCGGCGGCCCCCTCACAGGTAAGCCCATCTCTGGCGTCGGCGTCATCGACGACCCCGTAAAGAACCGCGAGGCCGCCGAGAGCGCTGCGGTTCAGTCGATGACTTGGGGATGGTACACCGACACGTTCCTCTCGCGCCTTCACCCACAAGCGTCGCGCGTGATCATCATGACCCGCTGGAGCGTTGGTGATCTCATCGGACGCGTGCTCGAGGAAGAGGACGATTGGATCGTCGTCAAGCTGCCCGCGATTACGGAGCTTGGCGAAAGCCTTTGGCCCGAAGGTCGCCCGCTTCCCTTCCTCAAGGAGCGCCGCCGAAATGTTGGCGAGTATGGTTGGGCGTCAATGTACATGCAGGAGCCGCGGCCTCGGGGTGGCGCACTATTCGAGCAGCCGCGAACCTGCCAGCTTTCAGACGTGCCCACCACGGGCCGCTTCTCCACCGGTATCGACCTCGCCTACAGCGCGAAGACACGCGCCGACTACACGGCCGCTGTCACGCTTGTCGAGAGCGGCGCCGATATCTACGTGGCACACGTCGAGCGATACCAGCTAAGCCCCGTCAACCGAGATGCTCGCTTACATGCGTTGGCCAATCGCTTTCCCGGTGTGCGGATGACATGGCATGCGAGCGGCACCGAAGCGCTCGAGGTTGGCGACCGCTTGTTGCGCGAGGGATTGCCACTCAACACGGTCAAAGCCACCGCGGATAAGTTTGTGCGCGCACAGCCGCTCTCGGCGGCATGGAACAAGCCCGCAAGCCGCATCATCGTGCCTCGTGACGCGAGCTGGTCGAACGAGTTTCTTGACGAGCTCGTGTCATTCTCCGGCATCGGCGATAAGAACGACGACATGGTAGACGCGGCTGCTTCCGCATACGCTGGCCTTTCGGCAGGCACCACCACGGCCAAGGCCAACCCATCTAAGCGAACCCACCGCGCACCACGCGTCAACTGGCGCGCCATCTAGCTCATGACCAATGCATCCCTATCCATCGTGTCTGGGGACAAGCGACGCGCCCCTGTGGGGCGAGCATCGCAGGCTTCTCCGATTCGTCGATGGATGGGGCGAGACATGGGCGGCATCACGCCGGACCGCGTGCTCTCGTACGTCAAGGCGGCTCGCCGCGGCGAGCTCGAAAACCTCCAGGATCTGCTCTCGTACATTCTCGAGACCGACTCGCACGTGCGCAGCGTTTATGAAACGCTATTGCGCAATGTGGTCGGCGCGCCGTTGATGTTCGATGAGGGGCCGTCGGCCGACTTCCTTCGCGAGAGCGTCTCGAGGCTTCCGAACTATGAAGACGCAATGATGCATATTGCACATGCGCACGGCGTAAGCATCACCGTCCTTGAGAAGGAGTGGGGGCGCGTCGCAGGCACCACCCGTGTCGTGCGCATGCACCCCATCGATCCGCGCGACGTGAAGTTCGACGCTGATTGGGTGCCGATGGTTCGGACCCACGCGGATGGCCAACGATGGGTGCGCGTTGATGAAGAGCCGCTCCGCTGGCTTGTGCATGCGCCCGGTTCGGTTGGTCTTCGACCCCAGATGGCCGGCATTCTGATCCCATGTGTTTTGCCATGGGTGTTCAAGAAGTTCGCGACCGTCTATTCGGTGCAGACTCTCGAGCGTTTCGCTCAACCGCTGCTCGTGATGATGCTCAATGAGGGCGCGACGGAAGACACCATCGATAATGCGTTGAACTCGCTCGAAGACATTACCGCGAGTTCGTCCGGCGTCATCTCGGGTGACGGTAAGCTTGAAGTCATCAACGCTTCGAGTGGTCAAGCGGGCGAGGCGCATCGTAAATACATCCGTGAGTTCGAAGAGCAGATCACAAAGGGCATCCTCGGCTCTGACCTGAACGTCAGCGTCGGGACAACTGGCGGCAACCGTGCGCTTGGTGAGAGCCAAGCGGAGACAACGATTCTGCCTCGCGTTCGCTCGATGGCGGATAGCATCGCCGAGACGCTCGCTGAGCAATGGTTCGCGCATGAACTTGAGCTCAATGCGCACCGGTTCGGCTCGCTTGTGCCAGAGGTCGCAAAGCCGTTCTTTGAACTCCTGCAAGACGATCCGCCAGAGGTTGACCAGCTCACGGTGGACGCGGGCGCGGTCACGGTCAACGAGCTTCGCCAGTCACGCGGACTCGAGGCATGGGAAGGCGAAGCGGGCAATCGCATCGTAACGCCGGTCGCGAAGACCGCGCCGTCATTCAGTAAGCCGGAGGTCGCACCGCCCCCTTTAGCGTCGAGCCGGTCACGCCGGCGAACGCCTCGGAAAGCGCGGCAGATGACGCTCCCGTTGTCGCAGACTTCGCCGACATGCGAGCGCTCTCGGACTCAGATCGAGAGCGTGCCGTTCGATTGATCGGACGGCCTCGCGAGCTTGTCGTTCGTTCCGCCATCACAGGCGCGGCGCTCTTCGAAGACTTCCGCGACCAGCTCGCCTATGACCTATCACGCGTGACCAGCGAAAGCGCCGCCCTTGAAGCTGCGGAGCGCTGGGGACGTGAGGTGGTCGACAAGAGCCCCGCGCTCGCCAACCTCATATGGCAAGCGAACGCGCAAACGCACATGGCTGGTCAGCTCTTTGTCCGCGACATTGAGGTCGGCAGCAAGAGCCGCAGCCTCGAGGCCAAGGGCGAGACCGCCGACAACTTCGTGAACCTCGCGTTCGCGGAAGCCATCGACCAGTTTGAGTCACGCGCCATTATGCCGGCCGACGAGTTTGACGAACTGATTGACGCCGAGCGCTCTCGAGCCTTCACGGTTCGAAACGCAGTGTCGACCGGCGTTGTCCGACAAGCCTTCACGCAGATCCGCAACGCGATGGCGCCGGGCGGCCCTGGTCTTGGCGAGTTCATCGAGAATCTGCAAGCCGGCACCGATGCGAGCGGATACCCCGGCGGCGTTCGCAGGTACCTTGAGGCGGTTTTTCGAACCAGCACGGCAACTTCGTATGCAGCTGGTCGTTATCGGCAGCAGACGGATCCAGAGCTTGGAAGCGGTTTGTTTTGGGAGTTCTTGACGGTTGGAGACAGCCGCGTACGACCGGAGCACGCAGCGCTCGAAGGCAAGCAGTGGCCCGTGGGAGACCCAGACGGAGCGAACGCTTACCCTCCGTTGGGCTACCAGTGCCGGTGCGTTATGCGGGTCATCGAGGACCCAGACGAAGCGCAGCTCGGTCGCACCGTCGATATCTCGGGTGCAACCGATGAGGGCTTCAGTGGTGCGCCGTCGATCGAATAGGCAGGTGCTTCCATAGGCGCCCATTCTTGATGTGAGAGATCGTAGCTCTACTCATGCCGAATATATCGGCAACAACTTGGCATGTTGCTCCGTTGGCGATCATGTCTCGAATCTCGTGAACATCATCCTCGGACAGCTTCGCGCACCCGTGAAGCTCTCCGCTTTGCTGAGGTCTTGGCACTCCAATCGTGGAACGACCTTTCAAGACCATGTCGGTGAGGTTTTCCTGTCTGGTACCAACGAACAAGTGCTCCGGGTTTACGCATGTTCGCGTATCGCAATGGTGGCAAACGCAGAGACCTGCTGTTTCGTGGCCGCCCAGGAACTTCGCCGACAGTCTGTGTGCGAGCCACTGCTTTCGACGTGTGCCAACCAGCGCGCTTAGCAATCCATAGCCTGCGTGGTTGATGCTACCCATCCACAGCCAGCACGGCGTGTCGACATGAGGCGAGGCCATGTCGGTCTGTTTTTCGACCTTCGACATGAAGCGTCGTAGAGTCTTCTCATCCATGGGAACTACCTTTCTCGTGGGTCACGTCCCGGGCTGTTGGCGCAGCGCCGGGACACTGTATTTGTAGCACTTTCGGTTGAGTGACGCACATCGCGTTCAGCTCCCAGGTGCAGGAGTTTTCATGTGTCGTTTGAACTCGAAATCACACCCGCCGCGCACGCTTCCGAGCTACGCAACGGGTTCATCTTTGTCGTCCGACAGGGCGAGCACGTGGCGTGCCGTGGACGCATGAAGCCGCAAACCGGCTTGCACTTCGACCGCGGCAGTAGCCCCGCGCCCACGAAGGCTATTGCACGCACGCTTGAGCGAATGGCGCGTGAGTACGTCGAAGACGGCACCGAGCCGGAAGACTGCGTTTTCGCGGATGACGTGCCGGAGACTGAGACGGCGCCCGAGTGGACGGAGGAAGAGCTGCGTGCCGTGATGGCGGACCAGCCTTACAAGGCAGACTTGGCTGCATGGGCTGCGACGCTTGGCGTCGAGCTCGACGACTCCAACACCCGCGACGAGATGGAGGCCGCGGCACTCGCCGCGTTGCTCTGATGACTTTCCTTCGAATGTTTCCGCTCCGCGAAAAGTCGCAGGGTGACGATGGGATCCGCGCGCTCGCCCGTATCGCCGGCACGGTGGAGGCCGACGGAACCCGGTGGCAACAAATCGCATACGAGGGCGAGTGGTACGGACACTCGAACGGCGACTTCCAGCTGACCGCTGAGATCTTTGACCAGATCATCAAGAACTTCGATCGTCGCGAAGACGACGTCCCGGTGATCTACGGTCACCCCGGCGTCGGTAGCACCGAAGCCGCCCACATGGGGGCCGCTGGTTGGATTTCAGAACTCCGACGCGACGTCGACGACAAGGGCCGGCAGGCACTATTTGCGCGCGTCAAATGGACGGAGCGCACCGCCGCCAAGATCAAAGCCGATGAGTATCGATATTGCTCGGTGGTCATTTACTTTGACTCCGTCGACGAGGTGACGGGCGAAAACATCGGCCCCGAGCTTCTTGAACTGGGCGTTGTCCCGGCTGCATTTTTGGACGGAATGACCCGTCTCGCCGCGTCCCGTGCTGGGCGCGCACAAGCCCGTGCACTGGCACGAAAGGATCTAGAGATGAGTGACAAAGAGCTGATCGCGAAGGCGATGAAGGAACTCGGCGACGACTTCACCCTTGAGCAGCTGCTCAAGGTGGTCGAGGCTGAAAAGCAAAAGCAAGCCGCACTTTCCGGTGACGCATCGGAGGATGGCGAAGAGCCAGCTGAAGACATCGAGGCGAGCGACGCGACCGGTGAGGCCAACGTTGTCGAAGCCGCCGACATGCCCACCGAAGACGTCGAAGGTGCGCCATCCGAAGAGCAGGATGCCGCCCGCGGCGCTGCCGCTGACGTGATGGAGCGACTTGCGGAGATGAAGGGCGTTGATCTTCCCGCAGCCATCGCGTTCGTTGAAGAGATGCTCGAGCAGATTGCCACCATGCCGGATGGTGAAGCCGGCGCGCCCATGGCCGAAATGAGCAAGAGCCACTCGAAGACCATCGTGGAGCTTGGGAAGGTCTCGAAGCGCGTGGCTGAACTCGAAGCGCGAGATGCGGCGCGCGAGATTGAACTCCAGCACGCCCGGTTTGACGTGTCGCTCTCGAGGCACGTCACCGATGGCCACATCACCGATGCTGAGGCGAACGCCTTCCGCGAAATGTCGACGGACGAAGACTACGGCGCACAGGCCCTGACGGTCGCCACCAAGGCACTTTCGAAGCGTCTCAAAGGCGCACCTGCGGCGCCAAAGGGTCGCGTCTACAAGGCGGGCAAGCCGAGTGACGGTCCGCGAAGCCTGGGTGTTGAGATGACCCAAGAAGAGGCGATGAGCGCCGCCACCGACGCCGTGAAGAAGGAAGCCGCCAAGGAGGGCGTGTCGCTGAGCCGCAAGGATCTGCGCAGCCGTTCCTACGCCTACGCGAAGGCCAACTTCCCCGAGGCGCTCAACCGCTGAACGAATCACGCCGGCTTGCCGGCAGGTAGCGACGCACGGCCCCGCGCTCCCGCTACCGACACCCAACCACGCTGGCCCGGGGCAGTCGGCCAAATGAATAGGAAAACCAATGAGCACCAATCTCATGGCCTACCAGATGACCGAAGGGCTCTCGCAGAGCTTCGAGGCTGATGGAGCCGTAACCAAACACATGGCGGTCATCGCCGGCACGGCGGACAATCAGGTCTCGCCTCCGTCGGCCGCCAACGACGAGCCCGTCGGCATCGCAGCGCACGCTGCCGCTGACGGCGAAGACGTCGACGTCCGCTACTGGGGTCCGGCCATCGGAATCGCCAGCGCGGCAATCACTCGCGGTGCCCTCGTGGCCATCGCAGGGACCACAGGCAAGCTCGCTGCGATCACACCCGGCACATCGACCGCCGACCTTCGAGTCGTCGGCCGCGCCATGCAAGACGCAGCGGCGGACGGTGACCAGTTCACCGTCTTTCTTCTCAACAACCCCTTTGTGATCGTCTGAGGAAGTCAAGATGAGCAGCGCAAACGACGTCCACCTGGACGCAGGACTCTCCACATTCATCTCGGGCTACACCAACGGCGACTACATCGCCGACACCGTTGCGCCTGTCATTGAGGTCGACCACCGCTCGGACAGTTATCGAAAGTACAAGCTTTCGGACTGGACGACCGGACAAAGTGACCGCATCGCAACTGACGGTGAAGCAAACGATGTTCCCTACGCAATCGAGGTCGACAACTACTCGGTGACCGACCGAGCGCTTCGACGTCTCGTCACGGTCGACGAGGTCGCCAACGCCGATGACCCGCAGAAGCCGCGCGAATACGCGGCGAAGCTCGTCATGAACAAGCTGCTTCTGAACCGTGAGATTCGCGTTGCGAACTTGCTGTTGACTTCGAGCAACTACGCGGCAGCCAACACACTCAACGGCTCCAACTGGTTCTCGGATGCGGGCACCCCTCTCGAGGATGTGGCTGCCGCCATCGAGGCCATTCCCCCGAGCATGATCGGCGGGAGCAAGCTTGTGGGTGTTGGTGGTCTCGAGATCGGTAACGCGCTTCGGCGTCACGCGGATCTTCGAGGGCCCGGCAGCGAAAACCGCGTAGAGACAATGTCTCGCATCGCGGAGATCTTGGGGCTCGATGAAATCTTCATCGGAACGGCCATCAAGAACACTGCGAACCCAGGCCAAACCGTTTCGCACGAGCGCGTGTGGGGCGACGACTCCTTCGCCATCGTGCGTGTCCCCGTTGGCGACCCCGTCAACGAGGTCGGTCTCTTCGCTGCAACGTTCCGCTTCACCGCCGGCATGCCGGTCCAAGCTCGCGTCTACGATGCGCCCCACAAGGGCCCTCGCGGTGGCGAATACGTTCAGGTCGCCTTTTCGGATGACGAGAAGACGGTCCAGGACGACATGGGCTTCCTTCTGACTGGCCTCGACGCCTGATGAAGGTTCGATTCACTGAGGCATGCATCATCAACGGTCGGCGGTACGCCGCTGACGCGGTGGTGGAACTCGAAGAGTCGGAGGCACTCACTCGCGCCATTGATCGCGGGTGGGTGAAGCCTCGCAAGGTCCGCGACAAGTCGCGTGACTCGGGGAAGGCACCCCAGAAAGCCAGCGCCGAATCGGCGAAGTCTTCGACGAGCTCGAAGGCGCCCACGACTGACGCCTCTTCGTAGCGCGTCACTCTCAGGCAACGCCCCGGAGGGACCACCCCCCTCTTTCCCTCCGGGGCCGCGCCACCTACTTTCGAGGACTGACGAATGCCCATTGCCTACGTAGACGCAGACGACTTCGACGCGGTGTGCGATAGCAACGTTCGCCAGTCCCTCTTCACCGACAATGATGATAGTGGCTCGGAGTACGCCACGCGCTTTGGTCGTGCTGCCGAGATCGCCTCGAGCCTCGCGCTTTCCAGTGCGAAGCAAGCCGGATATTCGCCCGCCGAAAACACGACGGACGACACCGTAAAGGCGCTGGCGCTCTCGTTTCTTGTGCACATGGCTTATGGCCGAAAGGCGCGCGACATCCCGCCATCCATCGCGGCCATCCTTGCGCCGATTCCCGAGGGCGTGCGTTCCGGCGAGCTCCCGCTTGCGTTCACCAGCGTTTCCAGCACATCGGAAGCGACGGGTGGCTCAAAGTTCACCCCCACCGAAGAGACGGTGACGGTTGGGACTACGTCACGCAAAATCCTACGCAATCCGGTTATGCGTAACCTCGCAAACCTCGTCTGATGGCCGACGGATTTTCAATCAACCTGAAGTCGTTCAGCGGTCTGGCGAAGCGCTTTCGCGGCGTCAGTGAGCGACTCCAGAATCTCGACTCGATCCTAAAGCGCCGCGCGGCGTTGCTAGCCGGCGTTATCGATGAATCGTTTCGTCGCTCGCGTTCACCGAACGGCGCAGGGTGGCAAGCGCTCGCTGCGTCGACGGTCGAGAAACGACGACAAGGGTCGAACAGGCCACTCCTCGACACCGGTCAGCTTCGTCAAGCGACGACCGTGCAGGTCAAGAGCAAGGCGATTGTATTCGGCACGTCGGGCGCTCCCGCGAAATACGGCGTGTTCCACGTGACCGGAACAAGCAATATGCCGCGCCGCGCCTATCTCCCGATGGACAGCGACGGCAACGCCGACTTCTCCGGTGGCCCGGCTGCGAATTGGCTTGAGAAAACGCGCGAAGACGTGATCCGATACATCCTAACAGGCAAGCGAGAATGACTTTTCCAGCGCTTGCGATCATGACCCGCATTCGCGAGGTGCTCGAAGACGGCGTCGGCGCGGTGCGCACGGTCGCCGCGGATACGTACAAACCAGGCACGCATGAGGCGCTCGACATTCTCGCTGATAGCGTGGGTTCGCTGACGTCGCCCCGCATCGAGGCGCGGATTGTGGAGCGACGACCGCACCCATCACGTCCCCCACGGCAAGGCACGTTCACGCTTCTTGCGATTGTGGTTGATGTTCGTCTCGTGCGCGACTTCAGCGGTTACGAAGACTTGAGCACGGACGCGCGCACCGCGCTTGCTGCGCTGGCGATTGAGGATGGCCATAGCATTGCGCAGGCGCTTACATGGCCGGGCAACCTAACAGCCACCGAGGCGGCATCCGCAACGGGGCTTGTATCTGGCTGTCTTAATGACGTCTCATCCGCAGTAGGAACCATCGAGTTTGCGGGCGGCACAAACGGCCGCCTTGTCACCACCCACCGATTCACCGGCGCTGTCCGCGTGACCACCCAAACGAGTTGAGACTATGAGCATCGAACTCCACGCGCTACGACGGATTGCGCTGACTGAAGAAGCCGACGGCGCGTTCGCCACCGACGTCACGGGCTCGGCGACGTACCTCGATATTCCATTCCAGGAGGGTACTGCAAACCTGACTCTGAACCTCCCGGAGCTTGACGCGCAGGTCGCGCAACAACGCATCGACGCACGAAACCAGATTGTGTTCGGGCCGAAAAGCGCCGAGCTTTCGGTGACCGTTCCGTTGGGTGCGACGGGTGTGGCTGCGGGCGATGGAAGTGATTCGCCGGCGTTCGATGACCAAGCGCTACTGCTCCTGCTGAAGATCGTTTTCGGTGGCGTAAATGATGAGAATACGGGCTCGGCCGTGGGTAGCGCGACTAGTGGCTACAACATCACTCCCGATGACTCCAACGCCTTCGATGGTGGCGAGGCGCTTGGTTGGGTATCATCGAACGGCCAGCTAGAAGGCCGAAGCGCGATCAACGCAGGGACTGCCGTAAACCTAAAGGACCAGCTATCTGCAACGCCAAGTTCGCCTGATGTACTCTATGCGGGCACGACCATCCACCCGACCGCAAACCCGCTGACGTCGATTCAGATGATCGTTGAGGGCGCCGAGCAAGATGACCGTTGGTTGCTCATGGGCGGTCAGGTCACGAGCGCACCAACGATCACCATCGCGCTCGGCGAGATTCCCACCATCTCGTTCACGATCACATTCGCGAACTGGGCGAGTGAGCCGAGCGCTGCCATTACGATCGCGGACTACGGCACCTTCACGCCCGTCGCGTACACCGGCAGCCTCCGCGCCATCAATGGCGTGGCGTCCGGCTCTACTTCTGGCGTGTGCCTCGATGCTGCGATGATCAACCTATCGATGAACGCGCCGGTCTATATGCCAGTGCGATCGGGATGCGGTACGAACACCATCAAGCGCTACCGGCGCAATCGAGCCGTCCCTTTTTGCACGCTTACCGTGCACATCCCCTATGAGGACACGAGCTGGTTTACGGAGCGCGAAGATGGGGAATACTACGGATTGACGATTCAAATCGGCGCCGCCGCTGGCCAAGTCGTGTTGCTCGAGATTCCGAAGGCGCAGGTGACCAACGTCCAGCTCATCGACGAGGGCGGGCTTGCGTACCAAGCGGTCACGTTTTCGGCGACCAACGATAGCTTCGTCAGCCAGGCGGATGATGACGACATCCGTTATGCTGCGTTCCGCCTGCACTTTTTGTAAGCGGGCGTAAGAGGGGTTTATGCACAGCACAAAGGCCACCAAGCTCTATTCAGTCGTCGACACCGCCGTTGATATTGTTGGGATGGGGCGAGACGCGCAGCGCTACATGCGAACGCGCGACGCCTCACTCGTGAAGATTCATCCAGGCCAAAAGCCGACGGTGTTTACGATCAAACGCATCGACGCTGACGCGTTTGCCGCGTTCATTTCGGACGCTGCAACGGACGCGCTTCGTTATCGCGAAGCCTTTCGTCTGGCAGTTACTGGCATTGATGATCTTGTGAGCATGCAAGATGGTCAGGCGCGGCAGCGCTTCGCGCCGAGCGGCAGTCGCACACTTTGGGGTAACCGCATTCCCTGCATGTCCGATGATGACCTTCTTCACGTCGCGCCGGTATTCGTTGAAGAGATCGGAGCGGTGGCTTTTATGCGGTCTTTTTTACCGCCGAACAGCGCGGGCTCATATCAGCCGCCGCCTTTGTTGCTTGCCGCCTACACGGCGAGGCTAGCCCACCATGGTGTGGCTGCGATCGAGAAGGCGCGTTCGCTCGAAGCGTCCCGGAAGTCCGACGAGCCGGAGGCGGAGGCGCCGACGCCCGACGATGGCGAGAGGGATACCGCTGCGACTGCGACGGAGTAAGCCACCACTCGAGCGCGCCGCGAAGCGATGCGGCGATGCGCACCCTGCACGTTATTGAACGCTCCGCGTCCGGCGCGAAGCTCGACACCTGTCCATGGCGTGCGTTCGTCGACCCCGTCGTGCGTGATGTCTTGGCACTCCATGCGTCCGCCGTCGTTGACCGTGAAGGTAGCGTTCACCTCGCCAGCCTGCGTGCGCAGAACCCCCACCAACACCTCTGGGAGGGCGTGCAACTGTACACGCGCCTTTTGAACCAGAACCTTGCAGAGCTCCGCGAGCTCGCAGCGAAGAAAGCGAAAACCGCCCGTGGCTGAAGCCTTCGAAGCCGAAGTTAAGATCACGACCGACGAGGCCGTGCGCAATCTTCGCGATCTAGAGAAGGAACTCGGCGGAGTTTCCGAAGGTATGAGTGGCGCGAGCTCGTCCGGATCGAACTTCGCACAAAACCTCACCGCCGCCGTCGTCACGGTGCAGGCCGCGTTTGCCGCCATCTCGAAGCTCGTCGAAACGGTCAGGGCTGCCGCCGATGAGTTTGAGCGTCAAAGCGGTATTCTCAACCGGTTCAACGGCGACGTCAGCGAAGCGGCACGCCGCACGAATGGGCTCGTGAGTCAACTTGACCTCATGGCCGCGCAGAACCGCGTAGCCGCATCCGGGCTGCAGCTCACGGGCGAGCAGTTCGCGACGCTAAGCGTGCGCGCGTCTGAGATGGCGGCCGCGACCGGCGGCGACGCCACCGAAGGCATCAACCGTCTCATGCAGGCCATCGCGACCGGTCGCACGGGCGCGTTGCGCGAGTACGGCGTTGACCTCGAGGGCATCACCGACATGACGGAGAAGCAGGAGGAGGCGATCCGTCAACTCACCGAAGGCTACGAAGACGCCGAGAGCTCCGCCGACACCTTCGGCGGCATGCTCGCGGTTCTTGAGACGCGCATGGAAGACGCGAAGACCGAGATGATCGCCGCCGCGAACGACTCCGGTCTGCTTGAGCAGGCGATGGACAGCTTGAGCGGTGCAACCGCGGCGTTCACCGACGAGCTTTCCGAGATGGACTCGGGTCTGACGCTCAGCCAGGAAATCGCCATTAGCGGCGCTGCCGCCTTCGCAGCATTCGCCGAGCAGGTCGAATACTACGCCCAGGTGATGGCAGCCATCGACTGGTCGGGCGACCTCGACAACATGGCCGCTGCAGCGCAGCGCATCCAGGCCATCCAAGACCCTGGCTCCATGACAGACCGAATCGCGGCCCTGACCATCGAAGGCCGCAACGCCGTCGCGAACCAATCTTCGACCGGCCCCGGAATGCTCGCGCGCGACGACTCGCCAGCGCGTACCCGTCGTCGAAGCAGCGGACGCCGCAACGAGCCCGACACCGTCGAGGGTCCAGCAACGGAGCTGAAACTCAAGGAAGAGCTTCTGCAGGCCATTGCTGAGCAAGAAGCGGCAGAGCAGCGCTTGCTCGAAAACCAGAGCGCAAAGGCGCAGGCCGCCGCCGATATTGCGAAGGCGGAGCGCGAGCGGGTCGAGCTGATGATTCAGCAGACCGAGGAAGCGAAGAAGCAAAAGCAACTCGCGATGGAGGCCATCGAAGCCGAGCGCGAGCGACAGGCCACGCTCCGCCGAGCGCGCCGCGTTCAGGACGGCGTCATGCAGGGCGTCGAGGGGATCGCCGAGGTCACGAAAAAGACCATCGAGCTCTCGAAAGAGGGCGGCATGTCAACGAAAGAAGCCTTCAAGACGGCTGTTGATGAGTGGCTGAAGCAGCTCGCCATCCAGGAAGCGTGGAAGGGCGCGGCCGCGACAGTCGAGGCCATCGGCCTAGCCATCACCAACCCGCCGGCGGCCGGAACGAAGGTTGCGGAAGCTGCGGGCCACTTCGCCATTGCTGCGGCCGCTGGAGGCGCAAGCGCTGCCATCCCCAATGCTGCTAGCCCTAGTGGCGGCGGTGAAGCCACACGCCCAACGGCTGTGGGCGGCAATGACGGCGGTGGAGGCAACGGTGGGACCGTGGTCGTGAACTACAACGCGCCGACGGCTGAGGCCCAGATTGGGCGCATGCAAGGTCGCGCGGAGAAAGCCGCTGGGCGAAGGTTTGGAACGTGACGCTCAAGATTGAATGCGGCTTCAACGTCGACGCGTTCGGCTCGCTGAAGATCACGGTGGACGCAACCGTCGTGACGATCACGACGGGGAAGTTTTGCCACCAGGACATCTCAAGCGTCGACGGCGCCAGCGAGTACTCAGCACTCGAAGACGCAATCAACGCCGCGCTGACGACGGCTGGGGTTACATCAATCAACGTCGCTTATCAGGGCACCGGGAGCGGGAACGATGGCTACTATCGGATCAACCGACTTTCGGGATTCCCCAACGTCGTTTTTGGCGCCGACGAAGCGGACGCTGCGCATGTGCGCATGGGGCAGGTGCTCGGCTTTCAGTCTTCGCCCGGCGTGCTCTCCGGTAATCCGCTTGGCGACGCGCTGCCCTACTTTACCATCCTCGCAGAGATGGGCGGCAAGTCGGGTGACTCCGACGACTACGAAGCCCCGAGTTATAGCGAGGACTCCGAGGCCGAGGATGGTAGCGCGTTCGGCATTGCGACGACAGGGCGCGCCGTATACTCCGATTGGATATGCCGCTTCGAGCCGCGCGCGGTCGTCTACGCGCGCGAGGCGACTGCGGCGGTACCATGGACATGGCAGCACTTCTATCGACACTGCGCGGTGGTGCACCCGTTCCTCGTGACCGATGACTACGGCGACGAGACAGTGCACAAGCTTCGTGCAGGCGAAGACCGATTCAAGCCTGCGCGCGTCCAGCCGGATTGGCGAGACGTGCTCGATGTGAGCGTGAAAACGCGGGTCTTGGGTCGACTCTAGAGCCGAAGGTAATCTTCGGTGTCAATGCAGCGAACAAAGCTGCGCAACCTAGGCTCGCCCTCAATGCCGCACACGTCGCGAACCTCATCTTCCGGAGCCAAGGCGTTGTATGTACCCCCAGTGGATATGCCGCCTCTCCGCTCGCAGTACCCTCCGAGCGGAACGAGCACCTGAGGGTCTCGGATAGCTGCCACATTGCACACGGCCGATCGACCAGGGCCGCAGCAGATGTCATCCGCTGGATGATGCAATTCTAGCGGAGCATCCATTTCCGTTGAACACGCCCCACACAGCGCCAGAAGCGCACCCATTATTCGCAGTCGTCGCATGCCACAACTATAAACATGTTATAACATGACTGCAACAAAAACGAACTATCGCCTGAAAATCGAGGGGTGGGGCGGCGAGCCGGTGACAGATCCGGCGATGGAAAAGACCATCGGGTTCGGCTTCTCACGCATTCGCGGATTGCTGCGCGAGGGTCTCACGCTCGAAGAGCAATGCGACATTGCCTACGGCGAGACCGAATCCGGCGGCATGACGATCACCATCGTCGAGCGCGATGACGAGATCTGGTGTGAGAAGTGCGCGCGGCAGCCCCAGGTGCGGACGTGGCTTACGAGCAGCGTCGATGCAACCACCGGTCCGACCGTAACGCTCGATGTTGATTCGTCATCTGGTTTTGACGTAGGCGATATCCTCCACGTTGGAACCGAGTGCATGCTGGTTTCAGACATCCCATCAGGAACCGAGATCACCGCGTTTCGCGCCTATGAGGGAACACAAAAGCAGGCGCACTACGTCGAAGACGGCGCCGAACTCACCAACCCCGTCGTGACGCACACTTACCCAACGACCCTCGAGGGTCGTCGCGTGTTCCTGTATGAGTACCAAGACGGCGACGACCTCCAGGGCCCCGGAACGCTTATCTGGCGTGGCATCGCGACGACCGACTTCCAGCTCGAAGAGGGCGGGACGCGTTGGTCGATGCAAGTTGACAGCATCTTTGCGCTGTTCCAGCAAGACGTCGGCGGTGATGCCGAAAAGACGTTCAGCTTGCGCGGCTACTATTACAGCATCCTCGCGCCGTTGATGTTGAACTTGTATCGAGTCACGCCCGGCGACTTTAGGCCGCCGCTCGAGAAGGAAGAGCTAAACATTGTTGGCCACTTCGAGACCGTCGACGATCTATGTGATGAGATCAATTCGCGAGTATCCGCGGTTCAGTCATGGACGGATGCGCTTGTTGAAAACTCATTCGCGGCCGTGCCGTTGCCCGACGGCTCTTGGGGCATTCGAATTGAAACCGACTCGAGCGAGACCGAGCAGTTCTTCGCGGTCGTGGACGAGTGCCGCGGCGTTGGTGGTCTGCCACCGATCAACCACCTTGACACAACCGTCAGCTATTTCATCGATGGCGCGGTAGGCACGGCCGCTGTCTGGACGCTCGCATTTGAGCGCCCCATGGCGTCGCCTCGTGGCGTGTGGGGCCCGCACCACGGACCGATCGCGTACGAAGCGCCAACCGTCGATAACAACCAGTTCACCATCTATCCCGACGGCACGACGCTGCTCAACTTCGGCGACATCGTCACTCTCGAATCAGATGAGGATGAAGGCCTATCGTGGACGGTGACGCGCGATGATGACGCCGAGCAGCGATACGAGATCAGTCTAGGGCCCGAGCGCGCGGCACCATTCTTCTCTCCGGAGACTGAGAATGTGCCCCGGTTCAAGCGCTTCGGAAAGTACACCCGCGGCACGCTCGCTGACTTTCGCGACGCGCTAGTCGCCAACTCGCCAGCGGACGCAAACCGCGGCGCCGCGCCGTTCGTCACCACTGAAGATCTCGCAAGCTGGGATGACGAGGTCGCGCGCGCAGAGACCACTGCGGGGCCCCTTGCGTTTCGGGACTACACCATCGCGCAGTCGGTCAAGCTTGGCGAGCTCATCGCCAATGAGTGCCGATTGCTTGGTCTGTTTCCGCGCCTCGACAGCAACGGAAAAATAGCGATGGGGTATCTCGAGCTCCCCACCGAATCGACGCCGGCCGACTTCGAACTGAACGAGTCGAACATTCTGGTCAGTGACCAGACGCTTACGTGGGAACGAAACGCCATCTGGGGCAGCATCAACACCGTTGAACTGCTTACGGGATACGACCCGCAGGAAGATGAGCACCTGGGCACAACTTATCGCGTGCGTGACGTGACCAGCCTCAGCGTCGTGAAGACGTCGAAAGAACTGAAGATCGAGCCGCTGTCAGGTGACACCGCCGACTTCAACGAGGCTGACGTTATCGGCGCGCTTCGTCGCACGCTGAGCGTCTTCGGTCGCCCCTACTCAGTTCTCACAGTCCAGGTGCCGTGGACACTGCGCGCATCCGCGCTGGTCGGCACTGTCTGCACCATCACGAGCCATCGTGTGCCCAACGTCCGCACCGGCGTTCGCGGCGTCTCGGGTGTAAAGGGGATGGTCACGGGTCGGAGCTGGGATCTCGCTCGTGGCGTCGGTACGCTCACCATCATCGTCAGCGACGCGCAACTTCTTGGTTACACGCCATCGGCTGCGATCTCCGCAAGTTCACTTGTGAGCGGCACGCAATACACGCTCACCGTCGCGCTCGAGTCTCCCGACGGCGTTGACCTCGCGCCGTCTGCGCTGACGGTTACCGATGCGTTCCCCGTGGGAACTCGGATCGAAGTCATGGAATGGGACAGCACGAGCCAGACGCCGCAGGTTGGCACCGTCAACGCGGTGACGTCGACCACCATTACCGCAACGTTCGACTCGGCGCCAACGCTGACCGGCACGCGTTATGTTCGTTACGCCGCCGCAGGTGAGGTCACGGCCGAGGCGCAGCAATCATGGGCTTATATGGCCGGCACTGACTCGCTTGTTGGATTCTTTGGCGGTGATGTCGTCGCAGGCGAGTTTTCGCCATGACATGGTCCACATTCATTCGCCTCGACACGGGTGAGCACTCAACGGACGACCCCATTGACACGGTGGCGAAACGGATTGCGGCGTCAAACTTGCGCCACCACCGGAAGAGCCACGGCCAAGTGCTCGCCAACTGGGCACTTGCCGATGGCGATGGCATAACCCGAGGCCGAAACGGGACGACGAGTGGCGGGCGCCCGCTGTGGGAGTCAGGGCTCATCTATCGACGCACGCGGCCGGACGGAACGCTGTTTCCGGTTCGGGTAAAGCTACGTGGACGCATTACGTCCACTGGCACTGCAACGTTCATTGTGTACGTTGGTCGAGCACAGGAAACGTTTGTTACGTCGAGCACAACCGGCGCGTGGTTGACTGCCGGCGGCATCGGCGACGTTGATGGGCTCTTGCGTGATGACAACGTCGCGCCCATCGTCACCGTTTCATCGCCGCAGAGCATTGGCGCAGACCCAATAACGTTCGATGATACGGCGACAACAGTTCGTGTCTACGTGTCTTCTGTTGTTGAAGTCGAACTAACCGGCGTCTACGCCGCGGAGGTTCATGGTGTCTGACTCTTCCTTCTTGCCGCCCGACGTCGACATTACCGGCATTCTCGCGAGCAATGCCGTTAGCGGCTCCGCGTGGGGGACGAATGCGCGTCTGACAAACCACCTATTGGGTCGTGGTCGTGTGCTCGTCCCCCCATTCAAGCCCAGCACGGGCGGCACACTGGGCGATGGGTCTTACACGTTCGCTTTCCGATTGGTGCCGACATACAACGCGCTTGCTCGCCGGTGGCGCGTATCAGCACGCTGCGGCGGCGATGTTGTGGTTACTGCGAACGGCGTAACGCTCAGCCCGACCGCGCCTGGTACCTTCGAAAGCATCGAGCAGTACGAGCTCCCGCCACCCATTATCAGGGAAGAGCTCCTTTCGTCGCAGTCGAATTCGGAGAGCTCTGCGACCGTGACGGTTAGCGCATCGGCCGTCGGTGACGGAGGTGGCTCCGTCGACATCGACTCAATCGAGTGCATCGAGATCCCGCGCCGCGTGTTGGCCGAAGACGCGAACGAGCGCGGCGTCAATCTTCCATCCATGCGCACAGGCCAACCGCTCCGCGCCGATGCCTTCGCAAACATGCTCGGCGTCTCGCAAGATGCCGACATCGGCAAGCGCGTTCTTCTGCACTGGGCGGTGCCATACCTGGTGGGCGGCGTGGCTTCAAATAGCTACGCGGCATCAACAAGCTCGAGCGCATTTGTGAGCGTGTTCCCCGTCAACCACTTCGCGTTGGCTCGCAAGATCTACAACGACGGCGCCGACACGACCAACTGCAAGGCCCGATTCTTCGCGTGGGTGAGCGGCGGCGGGTCGGGCCAGATCCGCGTTTCGGGCACCAAGGGCAACAGTTCGGCGGTCACCATCACGAACACAACCGCGTCATGGAGTTCGCAGATCACCAACGCGCCCGTTGTCGCCGAAGACCTCGCCGCACCGGACGGTGAAGGTGGCGCTGGACACGATGCGCTGAACGTTCAGATCCGCGCCACCAGTGGCACCATCTATCTTGCAAGCGCTATCGTCTACGAGTAGCGCGCACGCACTGCACACACCCCTTCCAAGTCTCGCCATCCGGCGGAGCTTTACTCGTTTGGAGAACACCATGAGCGACGCAGAAAAGGTCACATACGACTTCGCCAACGCGCAAAACCTTAGCGGAACTGGCAGCCAGCGGACCGCAGAGATGAAGGTCGGCCACTGGTACGCGCTATTCGTCGGCAATACCGCGGTGCGTGTAACGTCGGGCGGCGACAGCATCACCGCCGACTCTGACGACCCATACATCGCCGCAGGCAGTGTCGTGCCGTTCAACCTGAATGACGCGTATGTCGCCGTCATCGGAGAGGATGGCGCAGCGCACGTCGCGCACCTTGTGCCAGCCAGCCCTGGTGCGGGCGCGGCATGACCCGCCGCATCCCATCATTGATGCGTCGCGGCGGTCGCGCGGGTATGCGTGCAGGGGGTGGTACCCCAAGAGCTACCGCGACGACCGGCTTCGCAGACGAGTCATTCTTCGCGGGCACCAACTCACTCCCAGCAGCGGAGTCGATGGCCATCGCCACGATGTTCCGGCTTACGCAGATCCCAAGCACGGGCAATGAACGCATGTTCGGAAAATCGAACGGCAGCTCGGGCTGGTCGATGTACCTCAACAGCGCAGGACGCCTGCAGGTCACCAGCGCTGGAGTCGCCAACCTTTTCTACGCATTCACCGCTGACGACGTCGGCAAGACGTTCATTGCGCTCTGGACACGCAACGCGAGCACGGCGGAGCTCTGGCTCTACAGCGCGGGATGGGCGGGACCTCGGCTGGCATGGGCGGACACGGACGGCGTGGGTGCGCCAGCTACCACGTCATGGGGCACGTACATCGGCGTCATGCAGAATGGCACGACCCAGACAAGCAACACTGACATCACCGAGTCTGCGGACATCATCGGCTGCGGCTACTCCTCGCAGTATCTGAACGAAGCGCAGGTCACCACGTTTATGGCAGCGTGCGTGAGCGAGGGAACGCTGCATGCGGGCGCCTCCTTCCCTGGCGCGGTCAGTGTCTATCAGGCTGCGAACGGTCTGGAGAACGACCAAGTGGGTGCCAACGACATGGTGCGTGTCGAGAACGGCGGCCCGCTGACTGACGTCACGTTCGCTCCCGCCTATCCGGGTTCCGAGCTGGATGTCTATGTGACCTGGGGGCAGTCGAACCGACGTGGTGCACAGGACTCTTCCGATTTTGCGGACGTCGCAGGTGTGGACTATACCGTCGCAGTTCCTGGCGTGCGCTACGCATTTGAGCCGTCTACAGTACTGGGCCCGCTGGACGACAGCAACGCCACCACAGGTACAGCCTCTGAGGTCTCGCTTGGTCGAGCACTTCTCGATGCGGGACGAAGCCCCGTCATTCTGAAGCATGGCGCAGGTGGTACCACCCTCTATGAGGACTGGGACCCCGACGATCCGGGGATTGAGTGGTCCAACGGTGTCAACCACTTCTACGACACGATCCCAATGCTAGATAAAGGCGTCATTCGCTGTATGTCGTGGGCGCAGGGCGAGAGCGATGCAGCGATTGGTGAGGAAGCCAACTCGCTTGCATACGAGACAAATCTCGACAACTTGTTTACGAAATATCGCACTGAGTTTGCCGACTACCTACACCCAGACTTTCGCTTTCTGCTCATCCGTCTGAACCCTGCGGATGGTGCCCAGGACTCCAGTGCATACCCCTACATCGACAACATCCGCACCGCGCAAGAGGCCGTGGCGGCGAGCCGTAGCGATGTCCTCATCATCGACATGGACCTGGCCGTTACGACGGATGGGATCCACTGGGACGCCGCGGGACTCGTGGGCATGGGCTTCGCGGAATCGCGAGCGATTCTCAACGATTCAGACGCAGTGGCATATAACGGTATCGACATCCAGGCGCCGGAGATTGACGGGGTTCCGACCATCACAGGCACCCCCACCGTTGGCCAGACAGTCACCGTCACGCCGGCCGAGGCTGTGGGTGCGCCCATTCCCACGAACGCGCTACAACTGTACCGCGATGGTGTCGCCATCTCCGGGGCGAGTGGCACAGAAGCCTTTGATTACGTGCCCATCGAAGCGGACGAGGACGCCATCCTGACGGCGGTACAGGTGTCTACGAACAGCGAGGGCAGCGACTCTGCAACGAGCGCGGGCTTCGGGCCAATCGAAGCCGCATCCACGTGGACACCCGGTGATTTCACGAACATCCGCGCATACTGGCGCGCAGATGACATCAGTCAAAGCGGCACAAACCTAGTACAGTTCAACGACCAGATCGGGAGCCAACACCTCCCCGTATGGCCTGGTCAGACGCCGCAGGTTGTGAGCGATCCAGCCCATTTCAATGGAGAGCAGCACGTCCTCTTTGACGGTACGCAGCTGTGCTTCATGAACAACCTCGACATCGTCAGCGACGACGTCTTCACATTTTTCTGGATCGCAAAGCTGGTATCGAGCCCTAACGGGGCTCGGCCCATGTGCTTCAATGGCGTTGGCTTCAAACCCAGAATGCTGGGCACCACCCTTAACCGGGTCTACATGGACGTTCCCGAAGGAGGAGGCTCCATTGCGACCCAGACACTGAATGAACGAGGCATCATCCTAGCCTGGGAGAACGGTGTCGAGACCAAGTCCTATCGGGGTGGCACGTTGGAGGATTCAGACGCCTCTACAGCCGCAAAAGCCACGCTCAGCACCGTCGCGGACTTCTCGCTCGGCGGATACATCAACAACTCGGCCCATGCACACGTCCGCATCGTCGAGGCTGGGATCCTGGGGGCTATGCCCACTCCATCAGAGCTGACCGAATGGAACAATTACCTCGCCCGTTATGGAGCGCAGGTGTGACCGCGCACGACGACGACATCCCGACGCGCGACTTGCGTAAGGCGTCGCCCGAGCGCTCCGCCGAAACTCGTCGTCGCCTCCGCGACCTCTTCGTCAGCGATGACGGCATCGTGTCGCCCGATGACGCAGCACGCGAACACCGCGAGCGGATGGCGTCCGAAGACGGTCGCCGCCGGGTGCGTGAGCGACGACCCTCGGCGGTCGCAGCCCGCGCCGACTTGATGATGGTGCTCGCTGAGCGCCTGCGCTCGATGCCCTTCTTTGACGCGCTCTCCGATGACGAGGTGCGCGCGATGCATCAGCTCATCGCCGAGGCGTACGACGCGGGCGAGCGCCGCGCCGAGACGAAAGCGCAGACACTGCAGCGCCGCATCGCCGAGCTCGAGGCGCGCCGCATCGACGCAGAGGACCGGGCGATCACGGCGGAGTCGGACCGACTCTCGCGGCCGCCGCTGACTCACGCCGGCGCCGAGACCATTGCGGCGCAGCAAGAACTGCTTGCGCGCTACATGCGCCGGTCGGCGTGGCTCGCCGGCGAGCTCGAAGCGCGCGGTGTACGCGTGCCCGAGCCGCCGTACGCAGAGACTCGGCTCGCAGTCGTGAAGACGCCGAGTGATGACACCATCGCTGGCGAGTTTATCCGATGGGTGGACCCCTCATGAAGGTCGCAATCATCCTCGCGTCGGCCGCGATCTTCGGGCTCGTCGTGATCCTCATGCGCGTGCAAGCGGAGTTGCGCAAGCGACTCGCGCGCCGCGACTCCGTCCCTGGCATTCAAATCGGGCCGCCCGTCGGCGACGAGGAGCTCGACGCCCTCCGCGAAGACGCGCTCATCGTCGCGGACGCATACGAGTCCGCCGGTCGCCCCATCGGCGTGCTTGTAACGGGCCCGCATCCAGAGACGGGCATCATCACGGTGCTCGACACCGACGAATACCTGCCCAGCCTTCTCGGGATCACGCGCGAGCAGTTCCTCGCTGAGAACTGGGCGGCGCACATCGACCCGCGCGACATCGACCGGACGCTCCGCGAGGTGCGAGCGCCGCGCGGCGAGATGACGAACCGATACATCGCCGCAGACGGACGCGCTGTACACATCCTGTGGCGCTGGATGCGTGACTCGCGCGGCCGCGGCTACTCACTCGCCGCGCAGCATCTCGGACGCGCCGCCGAAGACCGCATGGACGAGTACCGCGACGCGCTGGAGGAGCGGCGTCGAGCACGAGAGGGGGCGGCTCATGGATAGCACCGCCATCGCGGCCATCATCGTCGCCATCGGCACCGCCGTCGGCGCCATCGTTACCGCAGCGATTCTCGCGGTGCGGAAACCGCAGAGAGGTGGTAGCGACGAGCAGCGTTCGGACGTCACGCCCGCACTGCGCGTGCCGAACGACCCGAACGCGCCGCTCGCGAACGAGGACACGGGCCGCTTCATCATCGAGGGGCAGGGCGAGCACCGCCGCGACCTCGAGGAAATGGGCCTTCGTGTCGAGGAGGTGCGGACTCGTGTGCGGTCGATTCACGACGGGCAAAAGGGACACTCGCGCTCGATCGTGAACATCCAGCTCGCAATGGAGCGTATCGCGCAGGATATGGAGTCGCTGTCGACGATGCAGATCCAGCACGACACCACATCGATGCAGGTGCGCCAGATCGTGAACATGCTCGAGAGCCAGAACATGGAGATCAGCCGCATCGCATCGCGCACGTCAGACGCCATCGAGCGACTCATGCGGATGGTCATTCGCGAGGAGATGGCGGCGACCTCTGCGCCCTCGCAGATCGGCAACCCGCGTGCACCCAGATATCAGCCGCCAAAAGGCGGCGGAGGAGAGACATCATGAAAAACATCATCGCGCTTGCAGAGCGCTTCCGCTGGCCGCTCGTCGCGCTGCTCATCGCCGCTGTGGTGGTGTGGGTGGTGGTCGTGGGTTTTGGCTCGACCCTGGGCGTCGACGAAAGCGTGCGCGTCGCCGTTGAACGCGCCGTCACTGGCGTCTGGGGTTTCGTCGTGTCCGTGCTCCTGCCGCTCGCCGTCCGCGACAGTGACGGCGACGGGAAGCCGGACATCATCGACGACAGCATCTCGCCGCCGCCGCTGCCGGGAGGTGAGCAATGAAACTCCGCACCTACGGACTCGAGGGCGTCGGCGTGCTCATCGTCGCCGCCGTGCTCGTCGCGCTCGCCGGCTGCGGCGCGTCTGCGCTCGACCACTCCACCACCGCGCTCGGCGTTGCTCGAGCGGCTCAAGCGGGCGCGGTGAGCGTGCAGAAGGCCGGGCTCGGCGCAGACCTCGATCGTCACTGCGCCGGGCTCGTCGACCCAGCGCTCGAAGCATGCGCACGGGAGCGCGGCGAGGAGTTCAGGCGGTCCGAGACCGCCCTCGAGGCGACTCGCGAGACCGTCGACACCCTCGGTCTCGGCTTGCTCATCTGGGCTGAGCGTGTGGTCGCTGGCGAGGCTGACGAAGACACGCCGCCGCTTCCTGTCTGCGAGGCGCTCGCGCAGCTCGCCGCCGCAGCGGAAACGTGGGCGGCGGTCGCCGGCACCACACTCCCCGTGAAACCGTGGACGTGCCCAGGAGGTGCATCGTGAACCGAGAACGCATCGACAACGTGCTCGGCAAGGTGGACACCCTTGCCGGCATCCTCCCCGACCTCATGCCGGGCAGCGGCATCGACGATATGGCCATCGCCGGCGCGCGCGGACTCATCGCCGTGATCCGCTCGCTCCTGCGTTCGGGTCGGGAGCCCGACGAGATCCTCGAGCTTCTGCGCCGGTGGCGCGACGAGGGCGCAGCGCGCTTCGACGTAGACGAAACGGTCGACGCATGGCTCGCGAAGCAGCGGGCGGAGCGAGGCGAGTGACCGACCTCGAACACGCGGCCCTCGCGTGGGCTCGCACGCAGGAGATGCCGGCGAGCACGCGGCGAGATGTGAAGCGCGCCGAGCTCGTGCTACGTGCCGCGGCGCGGCGGTACTGGGCCGAGCGACGACTTGAAGAGGACACGAAGCCGGAGGCGGCAGAGTGACGCTTCCCAAGGGGGCCGAGCTCGAGGCCCGCATCGCCGGCGGCGTGCATCTGTATGACGTCTCCCACCTCCTGCCGCGCACGAAAAGTACAAAGCGCGACGAGGGCGGCATTGACCGCCTCTTCGTCCACCACAGCGGCGCCCTGGGCCGGCCCGGCTTCGAGGGGGCGCTGGCTTCTGCGCGCTACGTCGTGGGCAAACGAGGCTTCCCCGGACCGGCGTACACCTACTGGGTGCCGGCGGAGGACTACCGCGACAGCGAGGGCGCGCTCGTGGTGCTGCGGCTCAACCCCGACTCGGAGCGCTCGTGGCACACCGGAGGCAAGGCGAACGACCGCGGCGTCGCCGTGGCGTTGCAGGGCAGCACGACGGCCCGGCCGCTGACGCACTCGCATGAGGAGTGCCTCGAGGCATTGCTGCCTTACTGCATCAATAGGTATGGCCTGGTCATGCCTGAAGCGTTGTCGTTTCACGCAGAGGCAGACAAGCATGGCGGGCGAAAAAAGACTTCTTGCCCAGGTATCCATGCAGAGGCTTGGATACGTGGTTATCGGCGTGGTTGGTCGGCGCCAGCGGCGTAGGTGTGCTACTCATAGAGTGTCCCCGCGCCGCTGGAACGGTCGGGGACATGACCCACAGGAAAGGTTGGTTCCCATGGATGAGCGCACTCTCGCCCACTTTATGGAGAAGGTCCAGAAGCAAAGCGAAGTCACCTCGCCGCACGTCGACACGCCGTGCTGGCTTTGGACTGGTGGCGTCGATAAAGACGGGTACGGATGTTGGTACGTAGGGGGTGCGGCTCGAGCGCATCGGAGGATGTTCGAGCACGCAAAAAGACCTCTGGGCCGCAAGTGGTGTCTGCATGTCTGCGACACACCTTCGTGTGTAAACCCAGACCATTTGTTCGAGGGGACTCCGAAAGACAACACGCGTGACATGATTGGCAAGGGGAGGAACAAGAAGGGCAACCTCCACCACGCTCGAAGGCTGTCAAGAGCATCGGTCGTTGATGTGCGACGCCTCTATGCTCTTGGGAAAAACATCTATGACCTGGGGACCGCGTTTGACGTAGATCCATCAACAATACGAAGAGCAGTAACCGGCAAGACTTGGTCGCACGTGCCGGGTGCTGTTTCATGTCGAACAGCGGCTGAGTCCAACCGCCAAAAGTCACGAATGACGCCCGGACTTGTGCGCAAGGTGCGCTGGTTGAGGTCAGCTGGATTCACATACCCAGAGATTGGATACGCGTTCGACATCAGCCGACACCAGGCCGGTATGATATGCAGGCGAAAGATCTGGTCGCATGTATCCTAGGTGCGTGGCGCGATACTCGCTGCCGATGCCCGAGGGGCTCTCGTGGCACTCGCGGGCGACCGCGGACGGCGGGCGGAGCAAGGCCGCGTGCCCCGGAAAGGGTGCGGAGGCGTGGCTTCGGGGGTACCTGCGGAGCACCTTGTAGGTGACAACCCCGCTGCGTCTGCCGCACTACTTGACCACTGTCACATGTAGTGACTATGTTCCTCTTGCTAGAGGGTGTGCCGTAGATACAACCTAGGTTGTCGTATTGGTGGCGCTCCAGCAGACGGGACGGGGGTTGCACCCTCCGGACCGTCGTTTCCGCGGTGGACGCTGGAGAGGGTGATGCAGGAGCTGGCGGACTAAAAGACGATGCCCCCTCCGGCTGCAACCGAAGGGGGCTTTCTACGCACGGAGTCGCACCCCGTGTTGTGTGCTGTTCCAAGACGCGCATCGCTCACTCATGCCACCTAGGAGGAGTGTGAACGGGGTCAGGGCCCAGCACGTAGTCTATGATCGAGACAGCGTGACGAGCGCATGCGCGAGCTCCGGCGACTGCCCGACCGCCTCCACGAT